CCACTTGTATAGGTGCATGTTTTCTTTGGTTTAACACCAGTTTCAATGGTAATATACTGTGATAAAGGATTCCATCCATCCTTTACTCTCTTCTCATTGTCTACTGGATCTCCCTTAAAATAGACCCATCCCTCTTCCCAGTCGCCATTTGGTCTTTTCCAAATGACATAATCATCGACTTCGGGTTCATACATTAATCTGCCTGAAAGCGAGTGTCATCAACTGTTACGGCCTTCAATTTATTAGGATTATATCCTTCAGCAACAAATTCATTAAGCATTTTATCACACTGATCTTTAGTTAAATTGTTTGCATGATCTTCAATAAGGTTCCATCCATTAGTAGTAAAATTCAGGATCTTATATAATTTTTGTTCAGACATAGTAATAAATTAATAACACTCTATGTATAAGAAAATACCCTAACAGTCTAACTGCTAGGGTATAATTTGTCAAATAAATTCAGCAAGATAATAGTCAACTGTGACCTCTAATTTTGCTGCTTCTTGTTCACATTCTTCAATGAACTTTTCAAGCATCTCATCAGTTTTATTGATGAAGTGTTGTTCACTTGTCATTTAAATCCTCCTTACAAGTACATGCGTTTGAAATGTTTCTGAGTTTAAGATATAAATTAGTCCAGAATTCGATTGCCTCTTCAGACATTTCTAAATTACTGGAATGTAAAGACACCTCAGCTAATGCCTTTAATTCTTCTTTTGATAGATCAACTAACATAATAATAAAGAAGGAATCTTGATAAAATCATAACTGTCGCAATCTAATTCTCCATCATCATTTATACATTGATAATAAACTTGTAATTCAGGAGTTATATCATCATAATCATTATTATCCCAATAATACATTTTAGGATATTTTTCAACCCATGCTTTCGCTTCTAATTGTCTATCAGGATCATCAGATGTGGAATTAGCTTGTTGCTTATTCCACTCAGATTCAGATGGATAACTATAAATTTGGTTATCGTCTGTAGATCTTTCAAATCCTTTAGATTCAAGGAATTGCACAAAATTCATAAGAATAATATAAAAATAGCCTAGGGGATGTTAGTTCTTTTAGTGGGGGCGACCCACGAGGCACATCCATCTCCTCGTAAAGGACTTACAGGGCGTAATTTCTCAACTGAATTGAGACAACCATAGACCCTTGCCTAGAATAAAGGGTGTGGGATGCTCAAGAGGTGCTTCACCTATCTTCATTATGTAAGGAATTACCACATTCTATTTCAATGCTACCTTACAAGGTTGGATAGGTACTAAGTCATCCCACTGTGTAGTTTCCTATCGCCTCCAACCCTGAAACTACCAAAGGGGGTTGCAGCAGTGAGGGAACGGGGCCATGATCTGGGTTTCACCCATGCAGCCCAAATTTACCTACTGGGAATCGCTTACACCTGAACCCCTACTTGATTCAATGATTTCCCTTATCCTTTCGGAGATAGTTAGGACTCTCACCTAACCCATTGATCATTTTCGGGCAGTAGAACCGTATATCCCTCACATCTTAAGGACACTTTATGCGTCCCCCTTTTGTATCAACCGCCAGCAAGATCACATCCAATGTGACTACCAACAACTGCACCTAATGGTATTGCCCACCAGCGACCATCACCTCTTGAAACAGCAGCACCAATGCCACCACCTAATAATCCACCAGCAATCTTACCATCAGAACAATCATTGGTATCCTCATAGACAGTTACATGCCTACGATAGTATGGCCTATCTGGATGTCTTCTCCATCCAACATTAGAATCTTCACAAGGAACTTCAACAGTATCCTTCCATGACTTTACATATCCAGGATTATCCTCTGTTCCTGGAATATATTCTTCTCTATATTCTGTCTTAAAACAACTTCTTTGATTAGAATATCCTGGTTGAGAATCATTATAAACAGGACTCGCAACTGCTGAAACAGGAGTAAGTGCTAATAACGCTGCAAGTGCAATTTTCATTTTAATTTTGTATATAAGGCCATTATACACTAAAGTGATTCATTCACCTAGTAGTTTGTGCCAGTTCTCTGAGTGCCACCATCTTAGTAAAGAGGCCTTCCATATTATAAAACAACTTAAAGTTCTCTGTTGTCACATAGTGACCCATAATATCATTACCATCACAGTGCCATCCATAAGATTTAACCCTTTCTTCTACGCCATCTATTCTCATCTTCTTACTGCCATCCAAGTAGGAATGGTATCGCTCGTCTAGGTTAATCATAGTTTTATGTTGGTGTGTGAGGAGATTCTAACATTAGTTATATGATTTATGTATAAATTTTATATTGTCTTTAGAGTTCCTCAATCATTCGTTACTTTTCATAGTATCCTCAACATGGTCTATCAGAGTAGAAACTTCATTTAGACAATCAATTTTCATCATCATGTCAGAGATATGCTTACTAATATAAGGTTTCTCACTCCTTGCTGCGAAGGCTAATGCTTCTCTTAGTTTATCTTGTGCTTCATTTAGAGCAGTTTCTACTTGTTCTGATAAGGCCATAATTAAGTCTCCAATTTGTTGAGTTTTTCCTCTGCTTTGATTTTCTTTTTCATCATCTTTGCATAATATACATCTTGTTCAGTGTACCAATCAGGATGTTTCTTTGCTTGTTTAATGATCTTCTTTGCTGCTTTTTTGTCTGATAAATTTGACATTATCCATTGTATTCTATACGTCTGGACTAGTATTTATGCCTACTCAGATTGTATTGCTAACAAAGTTTCATAAGGAATCCATGCTGGTTCCTCATCCTTAAACTGTACTTGCACCTCAGTTACATGTCTTTGCAAATACCTAGAATAAGTTTCTCTTACCATCTTAACAGGGCTAAGAGGATTTTTCATTTGTTCCATCGCATCTGTGTTATGTAGCATTGTTTTCTGAGACATCATATTCAATAACAATTTTCTTATACGCATTACCCTTACTATCTGTTACCTCATATCTTTGAGCAGTACCACCAAGTAATGAGGTTATTGTCATAAGTTCTGCTACCAATGTTTCTTCATCTTGTATCATTTTCTTTTCCTCATTGGTACTTCAAGTGTCCATGCTGATGATTCTAGTTTAACCATATCAAAGTTCTTCTTAAATTCTTTCTCTCTTTCTTTCTTTTCCTTCTCCATTGTTATCTCAATGGTTTCAATAGTCCTAGAACCATAATGATTTTCTTTCATACCCAAATATTCTAATACAGCATCATCAACCATACTGTAAAGAGTATCCCAAGTTAAAGTATCTCTTAACTTAGTTGCAATGCGATCAATATCACCACCATCTAGGTATTCACCTTTACATACCTTCTCTGAGTAGTCATCATATTGAGAAATAAGTTTTGCTCTAATCTCTACCAACTCATTGAGGTTAATAGTGATCTTTACATCATCATAAATTGCCATTGCAGAGTCATAATTGTAAAGCCAATATAAAACCCCCTGACTGATTTGTCAAGGGGTATATTCTTTACTTACTTTAAGGTGGATGTGAATGTAGTGTCATTTTATTTAAATCTAAGGTTTACTTAATTTAAATTAAAACCTCCTTGCATATACGTTTACAAACTGATTGGCTGTCATTACATTCGATTAAACACTCGTAGTAGTCTGCTATTAAATCATTATTGGGATCGAAAGTTTCCTCTCCTGCTAATTGATTGTATGAAATTAAATTGTGCATTAATCTACTCCATGAACTTTTCTATAACAAAGTGCATAATATAGCACCTTTAACTCATTTTGTACCTCTTATTGTACCTTTCGGTGACTAATATTATTTATAACATAAATGTCCTGGTTTGACAACCTTATGTAATAAAAATTTATGCCTAGTACTCTCTCTTCTCTGACATGTAATAATCACCTAAAGTTCCACTCATTAAAGTTTCACTAATCTCACCATTTGGTGTAGTAATTGTAGGTTCTACATGACTATTCTTCTTACCAAATTCTAATTTTTCTGCATGTGGATTTGGCATATCTCTTACCATCTCAATTACCTCATCCCTTATCTCCATCAAATAGTCTTTACATCCTTGATTATATGCACAACCTCGTAGTTTACTATCAGGTTTATACAATGACTCTAACATTAGAGTCTTTGCTCTATCCCACCTTTCAAGTTCAGTCTCAGTCTCTTTCATTTAATAATCTCCCAATGATCATCCCCTCCTTCAAACATCTCAAATGAATAACGATTAGTGATTGAAGCAAGAGATACTTTTCCGTTCTCTCTATTTACCACCCTACAAGAGTGTAGTTTATACATATCATGCTCAAACCTATACTCAGCCTCATTAGACTTAGGTTTAACACAAATAAACTCAGTTTTAATAGCAGTTTTCATAATAAGTTAGAAATAACAAGGTTAGATACACGAACACCCCAGTTCATGAGAACCATGAATGAGGCGATGAAAACCAATTTTTCAGATCCAGTTAACTGCATAGAATAAAATAATTTATGAGGCCATCATATCAGATGAACCATACAAAAACCAAATACTATGACAGTTTAATTATCGTCACTCACTAACTACGGTTGATCCAGCAAATCCACCATTACTTCCATCATAATTTGTTGCTTGTGCATCAGCAGTTGACTTAGATGAATAAACCTTCCTGTCTGCATAGGTACTAGTCCATGTAGATCCACTTTCATAGTAGACATCACCCGACCCTAATGCAGCTGGTTTTTTAATATGAAAAGGCATTGTTTTGTTTTTAGATATTTATCGTTTAGTTAATATAACACATTCCAGGATTATTGCTCAATTTAGTGAAACTTACATAATTATACCAACATTGCATCCCATTTTCACATTGTATGAAACCATCAGATTGAACCTGAGCTCCAAGACTATAGTTACAAAGTTTCCATGCGATGAAATTTATATCTTTATCAGGAACGGAAACCATACCAGATAATCGTATATTATTTGCATACTTCTTACTATCACAGTAGAGACACATATTTGGATTTCCTCGCCATGTATCAATTTGCAGCATACCTGTATTACATGCTCTATTAGCACAACACTTTGCTGCATAATTCGTAACGACAGCCCAACATCCACCTTGAGCCATACCCTGACAATTCAACCACATCATATTGAAGTTATAACAATACAATCCTTCAGAAGGGAACCAGAATCTTCCATCAGGACAACTATTATTACATGCATTAGGACTTACACAGAATGGAGTATTACAACTCATCCCACCACAACCTATACACATATTTCCACCATTTTCATCTGAAAGATTATATGCGTCAATAAATTTATTATTTGCTCCATAACTGGTACAACACCAAGGTTGCCATTTACCTACACAGAAATTACAACTATTATTAGCATCTCTATCATATGCACCAACCCATCCACAAGTACACCAAGATTTATAATTACCACAGTTTCTCAAATGATATTTCCAATATCCTAAAATTCCTTGTCTAGGATTCTCATCTCTCACTATCAAATTAGTAGAACTTACTGCTTGTCCAGCTACAACTCTTTCAGTATCAGAAGTAAGAGCTAATGTACCATCTTTTTGAACAAAGTATGTTTGACCTGGTGTAAGGCTAGACTGATTTTCATCAACACTACCATTAACATTTACTTTTGCTGTATTACCATCAGTATAATTACCCTTAGATAATCCAATGAAATTTTCTCGCTTGAGGTTTGTTTCGACTTGTGACGTGCTGATAACACGAGCTCTTAACCAATTACCAGCACCAGAAGAACTTGCATTTCTAGCACCAAAAATTAATTTACCAATAGTTGCATTAAATATTACTTTACCATACCATACCTTTTCACCTGTTGATACATTAAATGTAGATCCTGCACTAGGAGCAGCACTACCAGTAATAGTAAATGGGTGAGCTACAACTGAGTTACTGTTAGCAGTACTATAAAGAAATACAAAATGTTTATTTAAATTTGAATCAAAAGCTGTAGATGGTGTAGTTTCAGTTATATTATTTGTTAGTTCTACCTGAGAACTCATTGTTATACTTGTACCACTAATAGTTGCATTTACCACATAGGTTTTATTAATATAAGTACCTGTACCATCATGCACTTGCTTATAAACTACTAGATACCTATTTTGAGAACTATCAAAAGAAGAATCAACAAGCATATTATTAGCTTCATATTCTCTCTCAGCATTTCCACCTAAATGTGAAATAGATCCAAAAGAAGGGGTTGTGCCACTAACACTGATAACCGTATAATTTATTCCGAAACCAGAATATCTTGATCCAGTTGGGAATACTGGATAAAACAGCATATGTTTTCCATTATTATCTTTCTCTGAAATAGAAATTCGTGATCCAATATTTCCACCTGCACTTCCAACGGTGACTGTATTTCCTAAACTAATTCCTGTATAGTTACTTGAACTAGTATTTGTTAATATTTTTGAATATACTGTGCCACCTCTAGACCATGCAATGATGAATTTATCATCACCATGATAAGCAACACCTACACCATTAACACTACCTCCAGTATCTACTTGAACTGTTGAACCTTGAGCTATTGATGAACCGTTAGGTCTTATTATTTGCACAGCACAGTAACCACCTGGACTTTGCTGGTAGAATATCATTACAGCTCTTTTACGATCTGGATTATATCCTACTGCGAAATTTCCAGCACCATTACCACCATTCCACTGGTTTCTACTAGATAGTGATAAACTATTACCTGCCCTTGTTGCTGTCCTATAATAAGGACTCATGCTCTTACGATACAGGAATAGATATCTTTCAGTACCATCTTCATCAGGGAAGTAAAGTGGTCTAACACCAGGATCATCTATTTCAGTATCACCATTAGCAGCACCACCTATTTGTATATCTTGCGTATAACTGTTTTTAACTTTTTCTAATTTACCGTCAGGGTGAACTATAACTGGATTACCAGTACTAATAGAACCAGAAGCAATACCAGCATATTCTGCACCACCAGCAGCATCAGCCCATGAAATAGCAGCACCACTACCACCAGAAGTTAATACTTGACCTGCATTACCATAGGTAGCACCACCAATACCCAACGCACCTGCATCACTTATACGAAGTTTTTCACTTGCAGCACCACTTTGTGGTCTTGTAATGAATACTAAATGAGAACCATAATCATTATTGGTTCCATTCTTGACTGCTGCAATACCAGTTCCAGCGTTTTTATGATAACCAGAGGTACTAGTTTCAAATGCAATACCTACTGCATTATTTCCAGCACTTCCAGTTTGTTTTAGAACAACATCGTGCCATGTATCTCCATCACTTGCATCAAATGCAGATGTTCTATCCGCAGGTAATATGGTTAATCTAGAGACACCCATAACATCTCCAGAAGCACTTAGAGATGCATCTCCAGCTCCTGTTAAAGTTAGAACTTTTGCTTGAGATGTATGAGGAGCTCCTGTAGCATCATGTATTCTAAACTGTATATTATTACCACTATCACTTCCATCATGTCTAGTCCAAATTGAATGATATCGAACATCAGTAGCACCAGCATCAATTCTACCAAATCTTATATCTTCTCCCTCTGTTTGATATAATTCTGTACCCAACCGTAAAGTAGGATATGAACTACCATCACCAAATACATCTATTCCACCTCTTATAATATCTGTTCCAATACCAATTTTACCATCATCAGATATGCGAAGTCTTTGACCACCAGCAGTTTCAAATTTTATTATATTAGTATCAAACTCTATAGAAGTATCTGGATCTCCTGTGTGAACTATTTTTTGTGCAAGATTGATATAACCAGCAAATGTAGAGACACCAGTTACATCTAATCCACCAGCAGTTACCCTAACACCACTTCTTGCTGTTATAAGTCCAACTGAGTCTACATTGGTTACATCTTGCTTAGTTAGTGTCCCTGCAACCGAAACATTACCACTGAATATACCGTCTGCTGCTGTGATATTTCCAGTAAAAGTTGCACCAACTCCAGTTATATGTCCTGAATATGTTACATCCCCTTTTGGATCTAATAATTGGGCTTTAGTCTGGCTCATTCTCTGACACTTTTTTAGATATTTATGTCATAACTAATCTAAGGAATCTACAAATGAAAGTAGGTTATCAAATACCTTTACTCCTTGATATTTATTATTCATACCTTTAAGATATTCTTTCTCAGTGGTTTTTCCTTTACCTGTTCTTACTAATACTGGAGTAACACCAAACTTAATTGCCATTTTAATATCTTCTATCGTATCACCAACATAATATCCATCAGTCCAATCAAGACCCATTTCATTCTTAGAACGATTTAACATTCCAATATTTGGTTTTGCATACGGATCTCTAATATCATCAGATTGATTATATAAAAAACCATCAATACTAAAAATACCATGCTGACCAAAGTTTTGCATCATAATATTCATAATATTCTGAACATCTTGATCCTTCATTAAACCTCTATAGATATTAGGTTGATCTGATAACATAAACATCTTATGTCCCTTCAACCTCAATTTACGGATGGCTTCAAGTGACCCTTGTATATACTTTATATCCTCATATCTTTTAATCATATTCCTCCACTCAAGAATTACACCATCTCTATCAATTCCAATCATTGGTTTTGGAAAAGAAGTAGGCCAATCTTTTGGATCATATTGACCTTGCCATCCATTTGGATCCATATTCTGTTGAGGTGGGCCCATCTGTTGTTGAGGTCGCATCCCCCCAGTAGGACATGCACCAGTAGGTTGTGAAGGTGCAAATTGAACAGGTTGTGTTGGTGGTTTTTTAGATTTAAAACGTCCCATTATTCTTGATTAGGTACTTTCAATAATTTACCTAGTTCAGGTAAGTAAAGATATTCTAATTGACTATTCTTCAAAGTATGAATAGCATCAAATATAGTTTCAACTAAAGGTTGACCACCTAGATTAAAACTTGTATTAAACAAAAGAGGAATACCACTTAATTTATAAAACTCATTTATAAGATTATAATAGTTTTCATTCTGTTCTTGTGATACAGTTTGTATTCTACAAGTTCCATCTACATGTGTAACAGCAGGTAATTCACCTATATGCTTATCTTGCATTTCCATAGCATACATCATGTATGGTGTTTCATCCAAACCACGAAGATCAAACCATTCCTTTGCATGTTCTTTCATGATAGAACCTGCAAAAGGTCTAAAAAATTCTCTACGTTTAACAGTGTTAACCTTAGCCTTACCATCAGGATCTGTTGGATCATAGACAATAGAACGATTACCTAATGCTCTAGGGCCTGCTTCTGATCTACCTTGAAAAATAGAAACAATATTACGATCTTTAATTAGTTGTGCTATATCTACATCTGTAGCATCTGTAAGTTCCATATTATCTTCAATGAGATCTTCTACATCTTCAGATCTTATATCATATTTTGGCCCAAGATATAAAGTAGTTAAAGGATCTCTTAAGTGTTCCCCACCCTCTTCTGCTATATGTTTGTTAGCATACATTTTTGCAAGACCAATGGCAGTTCCACCATCATGAGATATAGGATCAATATAAATGTTTAACTCAGGAAATTTTTTCTTATAATAATAATTTGCTATAACATTTAATCCATATCCACCAGAAATTACAATATTTTTCTCACCAGTCATATCAACTGCTTTTTCAATAAAATTACACATAGCTTCCTGTGTGTCATTCTGAACCTTCCATGCAAGATTCTTTGCAGAATTAGTAAGCAGTTCTGGATGTTTATGCCATGTAGATATCATATCTTCAAATGTTTTCCAGCTATCACGAGAAACATTTGCAGGAAATTTATATCTAAGATAATCATATCTTTCAGTATCAATTAATGCTCCTCCAGGATATTTAGCCATAAAAACATTCTTATCTCCTCTCATACTATCACCAAGAAATAACTCAGGAATTTTATCATCTTTTTTTCCATAAGGAGCAAGACCCATAGTTTTTCCTGCTTCAATAAAACCAAATCCAAGATATTGTGTAACTGCTTCATATGCCTTGACTAAGGTTACCCCACCATCAATTTCACGATCAGAATCAATTATTCTTGGTAAATCATTTCCACCATATCTTTTAAATACTGGTTCAAATTCACCAGGAAAAGAACATTTATAGATACTTTCTGTTTCAAATGCATTAATTTGACCTTTCTCCAAACTATGCAAAGATCCACAACCATCAACTATTAATGCAGCCGCAGTGTCAAATCCAGAACCGTAAAAAGTGGCTGCAGCATGACTTAGATGATGATCTTCAGGACATTTAGTAATCTTTACATCTGGATTAAATTTTTCTACCAAAGATTCATAAGAATCCTTACCTGTCCAAGGAAGACGATGTGCTTCTTGTCCTTGTCCCCCTATTATCAACTCATCAATATGATAAGTTTCCATCAAATAAAGCATACCTCGAAAAGGATTGGCATCATGCTTATAACGAGTCAATCTTTCTTCTTCAATGTAATATTCTAACTTACCATCAACTACAAGTGCTACTGATCCATTATGATTTGGATTGATAGCCATTACATTATATGTCATGATACTTTCTCCTTAATATCTTTTACAATTTTAGTATAAATTTGATTAATTTGATCATCATCAAAATTCATTAAACCATCATTCAATCTATCCGCAAGATGAGAATCAAACCCAACTGCACGAATTGGTGAATAAGTTTTCTCTACGTTTTCATTCTCTATTATTTGGAAATAATCAGAGTAAGTAATATTCTCAGCATAAGTTGATCCAAGAATAACTGTACCTGGAATATTAAATGCTCTTGCCATATGCTGACCCATACTATCACATCCAATAAAGTAATCAGATGCTTCAATAATAGCGGCCCATGCACGAATGTCAGGTATTTGTGGTTTTTCTGATATTTGATCTTCTTCAGATACTGCCTGTGCAAACTCAGGATCACCCATGAATATAATATTATATTTCTGTGATAACTTCTTAACTAACTTCTGATAAACATCTTGTTCTAGTGATCTTGTACTATCATCAATAATGTCTCCATTATCAACTCTTGCTGACCTTCCAAATGGTTGAATTACAATCGTAGTGCTTTTATTTTGCTTTGATTCTACTTGGGCTATTAAATTAGCAGCACTCTTTTCTTCTGCTTTAGCTAAGTACAGATGAGGTGGTTCCAAATCTGAATGATCATCAGTTTCGTTGATAATCTTATCAAATCCTTCTACTAAAGAACATTTCTGATTATAATATTCCCAAAGCAAATATGGTTCTGGATGAATAATCTGATTATCTTTAATTAAAAGGTTAAAGATACCTTTAGTATCCATACTATACGTCTTATTTTGAAGAAGACGATTGCCATATGTTAAACTATCCCATCCACCTACAATAATATTAAAATCTTTATCTGGATTCTTCTTTGCATATTTTTCTAATGCTGGAAGAGCACATATAACCCTACCTGCTCCACCATCAAGGTGAAATACTTTCTTTCGTTCCATAAGTAAAAGCCAAATACCTGTGAATGTAATTCATACACTGGTATTTATTATACAATCAAATACTTATTTGTGCAACCCTTATGTGGTAACCCCTACAGTATACGCCCTATCTAATCCATCCACATTCACATTGAACTCAATATTACCATCCATAGTTACTTGACCATAGATACTTGATCCAATAGCAACAGATACTGTACCAATACCTTGGTGTGTTGTTGGATCAGGAACAATTTTTACATATCCAAATAATTTATCAACTACAGGATCACTACCCATTGTTCGCCAAGGATATTCTGCCTCTACAGCCATATTAACGGTATTAACTTTAAATTCAATATTAGTAGTTGATGCAGCACTGTAGATAGTACTAGCACTACTTACAGTAGCATCTATAGTTGGTTTGTTTTGTCTAAAATATTCACCAGTAGTGGTGATACCAATCCAAGATGTAGTAGCAATGCCTAAAGGATCTGAACTTTTACAAAATTTAAGAGCATCTGAAGCAATCTCAGATTCTCCTGGTGCTATTGGAAAATCAGCATCTGGAATACGAAAAAGGTTTGCATCAGTAGATACAGGAAGATTACGCAATTTTTGACGATAAGTTTTCCATTCATCAGACATAGGTGGAGAATCTTCATATGCCATCCAGTCAGTTTCTTTTAATTGAGAAGTTCTCCAATCTCTCAACACATCCATATTATCATTATGTTTAGATGCAAATTCAATAACTTCATTTTTAAGTTCTTCTTGTGAATTTACATCTTCTGAAGTGGTTGACGTTGTTCCGTCTAACTTAAAGTGAGTTGCCATTTATATTACCTCCGTATTATCCGAATGATGTGGTTTGTACATTTTCTTCTCCACCATAGGAACCAGCAACATTTGGTCTAGTGCATGGTATTCCATACATTGACCAACAGGGTTGTCCTTGTGGTTCAGTACCCCATTTTGCCTGCCAATTAAAAGAAGTTACATCTGTAGGTATTAATCCATATTTAGCAGTTAGTTTAAGTTTCTTAAAATAACAAGCATTTTGAGTCTCAGCCCATACTATTGGATGACACCAGGTATATCCTACCATTCTATTTGCACCACCCCAATCTGGAGAACAATCGCAATAAGCCCATCTATGACCATAACATATATCATAACATATTCCTGCAGTAGATTGTTGACCACTCATACAATTTGCTTTAGACGCAGCTTGACCTATTTCTATTGCTATTGCTTGAGGCATCGCACAATTAGTGCTACAGCAGTACCAGCAGAAACAAATACAATCAAAACTACTTTGCCAACACCAACAACAACATGAACCATTTGGCCAAGTTTTATTCCTCATATCCCAATTACGATAGTAAACACTACCCTGACATGTACCACTATTATCCACTAGATACAGGCAAAAAGTAGAATCACAACATCCACAGTGTGTAATTCCTCTGATACACCATCTAAATGCTCTATATTTACTAGTATCTACATCCCATTCTATAGGGCTTGAATAACAATCTCCCCAATGATCACAGTTACATATCAATTCCCATCCTGTTTCTCCTTGGCATCTTGGAAGCAAAGAAGTAGATGCTGTACCTACTATACTTTTACATATAATATTACAAACATCTGATGCCTGTAATCCTGCACCACCGCTACTGGCTTCTCCAGTAGAAGATACTGTTTTTATAATTCTAGCCATTAACCTTCAAACCCCCAAACTTGAACGTTTGTTTTATGATCGCTATTGTTATTAACCATAACTCGATCACCATTAGAAAGAACTATACCAGTTCTTTCATATTGATTAGCACTTACTTTATAATCAATAAGTCCACTACAATCCATATTAGCAAAGAAACAATTACAAACTTCAACAACACATCTATAATCATCAGTAATAGATCTAGTTAAAGTATCATTAACTTTTTGAACTAAAGGATCTCCAGAAGCATCCCATTGCCAAAGGTTTTTAGTACTAAAACCATCCCATTTCTTAGTTTGATGATTATAGACTCCCATTGTCCATAAACATTTTCCTGATCTATAAAGACAACTTACACAGAATCCTCCACGAGTGTAATGCTCACAATCCCAAACTGCAGGCCATACTGATGATCTACACAATGCACAAGCACCACCACCACCATCATGTGCTAATGCTACAGCCCAATTTGGATCACTTGGAGCCATGGAATACATTCCACAGACACCACCACAACAATGACAGTTAGCACTAGAACAACCACAGAACAAACCAGCCTGTCGTCTTATTTCATGAGGATCAATTCGCCAGATACCACAGTCAAGAGTAGAACTAGATCTAATTGCAGTATAAACATAACAATCATGTGGGTTAAATGCAACATATTTTACAGTAAATTCATCGTTCTGAGGAGATAGGTTTTCATCAGGAATATGGAATCTGAATCCAGTAGTAAATAAACAAGGACAGAACTGACACCAACAACAATTCCATAAACAAATATCATTAAATCCAAAGTAATAATCTTGACATGTAGCAGTTGAATTCTCTGAATACATCATAGCAAAACAGTTTGTCATTCCAAACATGTATCCATAAGGACTCATCCTCTTACTATTATTTGGACAATTTCTTGGTCTACACTCACATTGGATTTTACAAGTCCAATGACATACTGCATGGAATACTCTAGAAGCAACTGTATGACATCCATTGTGTCTAAGGCATTTATCTGCATTTCTATGCCAACATACACATCCACAACATGGTTCATTGCAGTGAGTTCTTACTCTATATCCATTACCTTGCACTATGAATCCATGATCACAACAAGTGTGAGGACTATCTCCACACCAAGCTATCATCCACCACATAGGAGATCCATACTTTCCACATGGAATTTTATATGGCCCTTGTTCATTAAGACCTGGCCATCCACAAGCACCTGCACCACAATCAAAACAAGTATTCCAGTCATCACAATTAGAATTTGTCAAACAACATCTAACACCTTGGCTGAAAGATCTACCAGTCCATGCAGGGGTATTACATAATGCATAATAATTAAATAAAGTATATGTTTGTCTTCCCTCATAATCTCCATAATAACACAACCTACAACCTTGAATGTTGCAATGAGATCCACCCCGACACCTACACCCATTATTTGAATCACATCCTTGGTAATTCTGAAGTGGGAATGTATTATTCGTTCCTCCATTAGGCATGAACCAAGTATCATTCTGAGCACACTGACACATAGGATTAGCCATGAACTGTGCTGCTCTTTGTGCTGCAGTTACACCAGTTCCAATTTGCCTTTGTGTTATAAAACTACCAGCTGCTTGAGGCCAACAACATCTCCTACAGCACATACCTCCAGAACAGTATGCGAGAGGAAACCATCCAACCACATTGGACTGATACATTGGCCCATGAGTCGAATCCCAACATACTCTTGGTTCTTGAGCATCTATCCATACTGAAGGACTTTGTATTTCATTACCACCATATACAATAGGAACACAACAATTATTACATTGACAACTGTATCCCGTAGTACAACGAGATACATCTGTTATATTACCTTCTGTAGAAATGAATGCTGGACCCATTGTAGGATATGCTCCACCATAATCACCTGCAAGAGCACAACAACATCTCCATGTTCTATATGCTCCTTGGATTGTTGATGCTATCGATGGTGCTGGATATTCGCTACTTGCAGTATCACAACGACAAAATGCACAAGAATAATTTATTGCTGTTGTACTTTGATACGTGCCTGTTTGCCCTGAATTTGCTACTATTACAGTACTACCTAAAACAGTAGCAGCAACTCCAACAACAGTTGTTAATTCAGAATTTAAGGTTGTGCTAAGGGCTTGAGAAAATATAGTAACCGAAACCTCCTTACCAGATTGGTTATGATATACCTCAGCCCCACTTCTGTTTCCTAAGATACATCTACCTAGTCTTCCACTAGCCATTTACTTAAATCCTCCTACCTGTAAATCACGCATTACAATTAAGTATATTCTTTTTCTATTTAGCATCTTTTTACATTTATAAATTTATTCTACAGTTCTTAATGTAGCTCCACCATATCCACTAGCAAAGAAACTTGCACTAGCGTTACCGCCACCGCCACCACCACCGCCAGCGATGCTAATGTCAACTGTAGTTCCTGATACTAAGAATGTATTACCAACACCAACAAAATTTAATGTCTTTATTGGGCCATTAGTTATGTTAGTAGCACCTGATGTGATACCAATCATAAAACCACCAGTACTGGTAGTTACTCCACTAACATTCAAGAATGGAAGTGCAGCACCAGTTGCATGTAAGAAGGTATCACCACCAACTCTATAACCAGTAGCATCTACTGTTACACCTGTTCCGATATTAACCTTATTATTAGTACCATCTAGTGTTAAACTACTTGTTCCAACGGTAAGAATACCAGTTATTCTTGCTCCACCATCAACAATAAGAGTAGTGTTACCATATCCAATAGTAACTGTACCAGCAGCACCAGCAGAGACACTAGCAATACCAGCAGCAGTTATACCACCAGCAGAGATATCAACACCACCAGTATTTACTTTAATACCTGATCTTGCAGTAATAAGACCAACAGAATCAACGTTAGTAACATCCTGTTTGGTTAATGTTCCACCGATACTAACGTCACCACTAAAGGTTCCATCTACAGCAGATAAATTGCCAACAGCAGTAATATTTCCACCTGCATTAATATTACCTTCAAGACCTAATCCACCTTCAAGTACAAGAGATCCTGTATCTTTATTGGTTGATTGAGTAGTACCTGCTATAGTAGCAACACCACCTATAATTGCATTTCCACCGACTGTAGCAACACCTACAATATTAATACCACTTGTTATCCCAACCGTACCATCAGTTGCCCAACTAGGCCCACCTGTTGAAATTTTAGCAGGTGTTACTGAATCATCCGCAATCGTATTTAATGGCAGATCTGTTCCAAGGATCGTTCCAATAAAAGTAAGACCAGCTGCAGGAGCAGTAGAGAATACTATATTAGCACCAGATAATGAATAATCCTGATTAGGATCTTGAATAACACCACCAATGGTGATGATCAGTTGCTGTGCGGTTACAGGTGTAACATCAGTACCACCAACCTTTAGTGGAAATTGTGTAGTTGATCCATTAAAACTAGAAGATATATCATCAATCTCTCGAATGTTGGATATTCTTGTCGTACTTATACCAACACTGATCCATACCGTACCATTCCACTTGTAGGTAAATCCTTTATCAGTATATGTCTGATTTAAGGACGGATTATCGGGAAAATTAATTGCTGACATTATAGATACTCTTTAAAGTATTTATCTATTGCTTTTCCTATTTAGTTAGGTTATAATATTCATTAAAAACTATGATAATAATTACAGGTCACGAAGGGTTTATTGGAAAGAAATTTCTTGAAAAATTAAAGGATAAAGAAGTTATTAAAGTTGAAAAAAATAACAGTTGGCATTTTCGTACCTTTAATGAATGGCATAAAGTAGAACTAATAATTCATCAAGGTGCAATCTCTGATACCACATGCACCAATCTAAAAGCAATCAATCACTTTAATGTTGAGTTCACTGAATGGTTATGCGAACAAGCTATAAGGTATCAAATTCCTATTAAATATGCATCATCTGCATCTGTCTATGGCAATACCTCTGATATAATCAATCCACTTAATTACTATGCAATATCCAAAGTCATCTCAGACTATTGGGTTCAGGATAATATTGATAGATTTAAATTAGTACAAGGATTCAGATACTTTAATGTCTATGGAGAAGGAGAAGAGCATAAGGAAGACCAAGCAAGTCCTGTATCTAAATTCACTAAGCAAGTTAAAGACACAGGAGCACTCAAACTATTTGAAGGGTCTGATAAATTCCTCAGAGACTTTATATGCGTAGATGATATTGTAGATATTGTATTGAATAATGATAAACCTTCTGGTATCTATGATTTAGGTACAAGTAATCCTACCAGTTTCCAAGAAGTAGGAGAATTGGTAGCAGAAAAATATAATGGCATCATAAAATATATCCCATTCCCAGAACACTTAAAAGGTAAGTATCAAACCTACACTTGTGCTAAAAAGGAATGGGGTGATTATAAATTTACTACTATTAAAGAGTATCTCCAGTTATAACTCTATGAGAATCTTCATCAAAGTGTTGCGTAGAAAACTCAAATAATTCAGAGTCATCTTGTGCAATCATTTGATGACGCAATCCTCTATGGATATGAAACTTATCGCCTGGTTCTAATACAATAGTATTGGCATCTTCTAAAGAATCTGTCTCACCATAAAATAAAAGAATACTACCTGACTGTAGATAGAATGTCTCATCTTTTAATTTATGATAGTGCCATGAACATCTCTTACCTTTATTAAAGAACAGCAGCTTACCACAATACTCATCAGTATTGACTATCCACTTCTCATATCCCCATCCTTTGGGAACGTGTTTAATATTTGTTGAGGAAGAACTCATCAGAATTTATACCTTTATCATCAATAAAAAGATCTGCATGTGGTTTGCCCATGATTAATTCATGATACTTTACACCCCAATCATCTAATTGCTGTTTTGTAAGATCAAATAAAGCTGCCTCTGCTGATACAGATGCAACAGAATGAGGTTTATCAGAAAATCTACCCATAGCCCTTGCAGTGAAGTAGATAATATAATTACCTTCATCATAAAGTTTATTTATTGTTGCAATACGATCTTTCCAAGGTTTTGCTTTATGGTAATCTCTACCTACAGTTGGACTACAAATCGTACCATCAATATCAACACAATAACGTTTTGACATCTTCCTCCTTTAATACATAAGTTCCTGTGTGCGAAACAGCAATTGCTGCTGCTTTATTAGCAAGTGGAATTGCTCTATCTATTGTACCATACTTTAAATATCCATAGGTAAGTGCAGCAAGAAATGTATCACCTGCACCTACAACATCAAAGACTTTTACCTTCTCTGCTGGATATAATTTACCTTGATACTCTGTTCCTTCTCCACCCCTAGTTATAATCATATTATCAGGAATAAAATGAGTAATCTTTTTGAACTCAGACTCATTAACCTTTATAAATGCATTTTCTGGTACACATGTCTTCTTAGTATCAATAAAAACAGGGCCTACAAATGTAGAAGAAATTTCAAATAACTTCTCTTGAGTTATAAATCCTTTATTATAATCAGATATGACAAGAGCATCATAATCAGAATCAACTTCTTCATTATCAAAAGGTTTAATTTCAGATTCTTCATCTACTCGAAGTATCTGTTGATTAGCCTTCTCATCAATATATCTGGTCTTAACGATCTCTTCTTCATTTGTCAATAGATGAACCTCTATACCAAAAGCATTTAAATTATTAAAAACATTATATGCCATTCCTTCCGTACTATCTGTTTTAATATAATCTAAAACAGGAACAGGAGCTTCTGGACTCAATCTTTTTGCATCTCCATAAACATATTTGTCAATACAACTATCACCAATCAATAATACTTTCATAAGTTTTTAATCCTTTCAATAGTTTTACTGCTTGCATATCCACCAACTCTTGGAAGATGCCTGACTTCACCTGCATGTTCCCATCCAACTACATCACCATCCCTCCAATCATCACCAAGTAATAGTATATCAGGTGCATACAATTCTATCAAGTCTTCTAACTCTTGTCTACTACCAAATGTGTGAACTACATCAATATACTTAATTGCCTCAAGCATTGCAACTCTATAACATAGATTATTAATTGGTCTATGATCTCCTTTATCTGCCTTTATCTTTTCATCTGTATCGGTAGCAACAATAACTTTATTACCAAGTGACCTTGCAACCTTAAACAGTTGAATATGTCCTGGATGAAGTATATCAAATGTACCATTACACCATACTATGTTATTCTCCATTAGTTTGTTACCTCAATATTATATCTTTTAGATAAATCTGCATTAATATCCGCAAGTGTAGGAAATCCTTTTACCTCAGCCCAACATACCATAGAATATCTCATTCCTTTTCTTACAGGTTCCACTCCATGTTTATAAAGATATGTAGATGGAAATGCAACCAACATTCCTGGTTCTGGTCTTACTCTTACACCCATATCTGGAAAAAGAAAATCACCACCCTCATATCCATCATTCAAATAAAATACCATAGAAATATCACGGTCTGTTGATTTCTTCCATATCAACTCACCTTCAGGTGTTTTCCATAAACTCTCTGCATCAATATGTGGTTGATAATGACCACCCACACCATACGAAAGTAATTGAGGCACTTCACTATAACTGATTTCTAACTCATAAAAAGGATTAATTATATCTTTTACAGTATTCCTCAACAATTCTTCTATCTTAGAAGCTAGAGGACCATGATCCACAACTTGAGTATCTCTTATTTCTTTATCAGTTCTCCAATGAGTATCTCCAGTTTCATTAGATTTTTTAGGATCAAACACTTGAAGATCATTCTTTTGAGAATCTTCCATATGTCGAACTATTTCTTTAAGTCCCTCTGGATTTATCACATTCCTTCTTATAAGAACCCATTCAAGAGGATTCCTAGTATTGTAACGATTCTCAAAAGTATATGCCATATTATATTTTTTTTTAAATTATATCACAAAAAAACATACTATGCAATCTCCTGAAAAATATACTTGTGATTATTATTCTTCCAAAACTCAAAATCACTAAAATTATACAATACAGCCTCATTTAAAATATCTTTAGGATCTTTTGATATTTTTTTAAGTTCTTTTCTAACTTTATGCATATCTTTTAAATTCCATTCCTTATCATTCTCAGGATGTTTGTTATCAATATAAGTATAATTATGCTGATAATAATCAAGTTCTAAAAAATCATATATCCTTTTCATAGTAACATCAGGATTATTAACTATATCCTCATATTCTACTAATAATAAATGAGAATCGTCATGACATATAAAAAGAGATTTATATAAAACATAAAGAGATTGTCCTACTATTCCTTCCATACTCATTAAATGCTGACACCTCAGCTCATCGGTACATGGATATCCCTTTTCTATTAAAAATTCATCAAGATATGAAACTTGATCATTATTTTTATGAACTAAGGTTATAAAAGATGTAAGTATATCCAATACATTCCTAACAGTACAAATAATTTTAGGATTAGGATTTATATAAGTTTTTATTCTTTCAATATTACCAGGCCATGCACGATTATGATCTATAATTATCGGTTTTTCAATATCATAATAATAATTATCAATTATACTACTAACAATTCTATGTGCTGCTTTAGGTTTTGGAAAAGCATCATAAGATTCACTATCAATAAAATATTTATTATTATAATATAATAATTCAACCACTGGACTTATAGGTCCACTATGTATTTTTGGATTTTGATCCAAAAGAGTTTTTAATAAAGTCACACCAGATCTTGGAAGACCTGCCATAAAATAATATTCATGTTTCATAATAAAATTATTATATCATATTAAACTACATTAGGAGTTCCTACCTCAGTAATTCCTTGGTCTCTTGGTCCATATCCAAATCCATTAGTTCTATTAGTTGGAGCTCCTGCAGGTACAGTGCTCATAGTCTCGGTAGAAAAAACTAATTTTTGAGTACCAGGATATGGATTATTTGAACCCATAAAATAACCTTTTTCATTATCTCCAGTATTTACTTTATAAGCATTTGCATTCAAATTAGGAGCAGGGGAAAGAGTTTCAGTTGCATAAGTCACTTTAAATAATAAAGTATTTTGACTTCCAGGAGTAGCCCATACACCACCACCAAAGTATCCCTGTGTTTTATTTCCTGTTCCTGCTATCTGACCATATCCCCAATAATTAGATGGAGATGAACCAGGATTTGGTACATTTCCTATCGAAGGAACGTATTCCTGAACATCATCATTAGAAAATGTTACTTTTGCAAAACCAGTTCTATAATAACTCATAGAAGCATATAATGCAGTTGGAGAAGAAGCAGCTCCACCTCTTTGTCTATTATTTGACAGATTTGATAAACTCTCACTTGTATCATTAGAGTAATTCAATTTTTCAACACTAGATCTACCACTAGGTGCATTACCACCAATAGTATATCCATGAGTAGTAGATCCAGATGAAAAGTTATGGTATCTGGCACTAATCATATTTGAAGGAGATCTTGACGTTGTACTACTCGAATATGTTGATTTATAAATTGTACTATAATAATTTCCTTGGAATTGTCCTCCCATCATATATCCATGAGTGGCACTTCTATTAGAAGATCCATCAGTAAATTTACTTGCACTTCCTGGTAATCCAGGCAAACCAGGCATTACCATTCCAGGCATGGTTGTATACGTTTCACTAGAGAAATCCAATCTCTCTGTATTAGAATAACCAGGAGCTGAAGGACCATTTCCACTAGTAAAATAACCATGAGCTGTAGCTCCTGTAGGATAACTAAGAAATTCAGGATTAGTTGGTGTTTCTACTGGAGGTGTTTGGAATGGCATATTATCATCACTAGCACTCATTCCTGCTCCAGAAACCATTACACTCGCTAAATTAGGTAATTGTGAGAAAGTTTCAGTAGAATAAGTGTATTTGTAAATATCACTTCTATGATAAGCTGGATTTGGATTACTAGACCAACCTCCTACAAGATAAGCATTAGTAGGATTACCCACTGTTGTTATCTTGGCATTAATTGCTGGAAGTGCAGCTGGATTAGTTGATGTTGTCTCTGTTGCAAATGTTGTTTTGAAAACAGAGCTATACCAAGTGCTACCGTTATCAATTCCACCATAACTATATCCTGCAGAAGCTTCACTAGTTCCATAATTATTGTTTAACATTGTTGGTAAATCAGCACTAGGAACCTGAGATGTCGTTTCACTACTAAAATGTATTTTATCTACCTTAGTTCTAGCAGTTCCAGGATATTGTCCACCACCAGCCATATAACCATGTGCATTGTTTACATATGATGAACCTGCTCTTCTTGCGATACTAAGATATGCATTAGATGGTAATGTAGTTGGACTCTCAGTGGCATAATCCATCTTATATGAATTATCCTTTAAACTACTACCAGGTTGCCCTTTACCTCCAAGACCATAAAAAGCTGTTTGAGGCCCATCAGTCATTGCAAATGAATCAAATCTCCTGTTACCCCAATTAGGACTACTACCTCTAGTGTCCGTAGAATAATGGAATTTGTCCATCGATTCTGACCCATCACCTGGAGTTGAACCAGATTGTCCTCCTGCTATATACCCTGTTGATGAATTTCCTGCAGCAAATTGATATCTAGTAGCAATATTCTGATCAGCTGATGGAATTCTAGCACTAGTATCTGTTGAATAATTAATTTTAAATGTTCTTGTGTTTCCACTACCTGGATATGGTGATACTTGCTCTCCTCCAGTGACATATCCAAAATCAAAAGATGCTACCTTACCAGTAAATGTTTGAGTTGGTTTTGGAAGTGCTTTATTATCTGCAACTGACGATAATGATCCTAAATCTTGTACTCCCTGTGACAAATCCAATGCAGGAAGTCTAGTCATACTATTGGTTGAGAATTGCATTCTTTCAACAATAGATGTCTCTGTTCCCCCTGCAAAATATCCTCTACTATGACTTCCTGTACCAGTCAGTCTCATTCTTCCATTGTTAGTAGGAACAGTACTATTAGTTACAATACTACTAGTTCCAGATGCAAAAGTAACTTTTTGCACTCTACTACTATATGGGTTTGAACCACCAACCAAATAAAATCCAGTATCACTTGAAGCCTGACCTGCTTTTTGATTTCTATTTAAGTTTGGTAAACCAGGAAGGTTTGGAAGAGAACCCCAAGAATCACTAGAATATGTAAATTTATTAACTCTACTTCCACTTTGTGTTGCACCACCAACCCAATATCCAGCATTATCTCCATCACCAGATGCAGAATTATTCCATGCACCACTAGGATATCCTGGCATATTAGCTCCAGGAATACGTTCTAAAGTTTCAGTAGAATATGTTAATTTCTCTAATCGTGTATAACCATTTGGTTCGCTAGGGCCAATTCCACCACAAAGATATCCAATCGTTGAACTACCACAACTTCCACCCTTTGAATATGCTGCAGTCATATTAGCACTTGGGAGTGCAGCATGTGTTTGAGTAGAAAGAGTTAATTTGTCAATACTGCTGTAATGGGTACTAGGATTGGCCATTCCACCATAAGTATATCCTGCAGAAGGACTCGCAGTTCCAAATACTCCTATTTTTGCTATAGATAATGGTGATATATTTCCTTTAGTCTCTGTACTATAATTAATAGTTTGGTAATTAGAAGTTGATTGATTACTCGAATTTTGGCCACCAACAATATATCCAACTTCTTGTAAACTATCTTTACCATAAACATCATCCAAAGGAACCCACTCACCTTCTCTCTGGCGAGTCCTTACAGTTTCTAGTATGAAGATTCCTCTAGTTGTCATATCTAAAGAGTTATTACTACTCTAAATTACTATATGTATTTAGAACTAATCCCAGTCTATAGGATTAAAAAAGAATAATTGAACAATTCTTCCATTTTCAAGACAGTCTCCAAAATTATAATTATGAGAATGCCACATGTCAGCTCTGAATATTACTATCCTATTAAACTTCATTGCAGATAAAAAATATCTTGTCCACTGAGATCTATCAAGACCACCTCCATATACAGTACTATGCCATTGTTCTTTTAAACTTCCATATCCATAAACATTTTCAGATTCTTTTGGATTCATAGAAATGTAATCCATATTGGTTTTGTTATGAACCCAAAATGATGTACCGCCTTCATCAATACATTGTTCTGGTGTATTCATATAGCATACTGCACCATATTCCCAAGATGGATCTACATGAATATCCTGCTTAAAACTATCCTTCTCTAACGACAACCTAAAATATCCATTAGGTTTAGCAGGAATTAACTTTTTATTTAATACATCTTCAAATTTCTGGTGCAATTCTTTTGGATAATATGCTCTTTCAGAATTTCTACCAGGATATGTGTATCCGTCACTTGGAGGTGGATATCCAGCATTTAATGCAAATTGACGGACTTCTTCAGCATTATGATGAAAATCATCAATAACAATAATATTTTGTTTCATAATAAAATCATTATATCATATTAAACAACATATGGTACACTTACCATACCATTAGTATCATCTTGTGCAGATCCTGCTGTATTGTAAATAGCAGTGAAAGTCATATTTGCAGGAGATTCTGAAGTAGTATCAGTAGAATAAATATATTTCATATAACTGGTATGATCACCACCTGACATAAATGCATTTGTAACATTACCAGATGCAGCCCAGTCTCCTTCACCTCTTGTCAGATTACCTCCTATTGAAATAGTTTCGGTACTATAATTAAACTTATTTGTTATAGAAGTATTATCATTTGTTCCCATCCAATATGCATCATTAATATTTCCTGCTGATGCTCCACGCATTGGTTGACTAGGCCCTAATTCTAATTTTGCTCCTGGTATGAGTGACCATGTTTCATTAGAAAAAGTTAATTTTGAAGTATTTGAAACATTAGATGGACTAGGAGCATCTGCACCACCACCACGGTATCCTGCTGTTGTGCTAGATCTACCAAATGCATCTGATCTTGCATGTGGTACATTTGCTGATGGCATGTCTGAATAAGTTTCAGATGAATAAGTAAGTTTAGTGGTAATAGATCTACCACCAAACCAACCATCACTTCCACCAGAGAAATATCCTTTTCCACCAGCAGGATATGAAAATCCTGTCATATTATTACTACCAAAATGATTATGACTTGGAGTATTTCTAGCTGATGGCATATTTAAGAAATTAAGAGTTTTTGTATCAGTGGAATATACTATCTTATCAGTTCCAGACCATCTTGCAGGAGAACTTGGGTGAGAATATCCACCAGCTTGATACCAAGTAGTATCACTAGATACCACTGCAGCATCAGCAAGATCTTTACTTAGATTACCCAAACCAGTAACAGTTTCAGTCGCATAATTTAATTTATTTGAATTATTATCATAAGAACCAGTACCCCAGTATCCAAAATTAGGAACTCCTCCTTTTGCTTCCTGTCGAGGAGTAGTATCCGTTGGAGTTGGTGTTGGTGGATCAAATGTCGCAAGTGCATTCTTTCTTGCACCTGTTCCCATCTGACCAACTGCTCTAGCATTTTGAAGAGTAGTTTTTCTTCTTTCAACTGTGTCAGTAGCAAAATTTATTTTATCAACCCAACTTCTCATATCACCTGGAGTACCAGGAGCAGGATACAATCCACCTGCAAAATACCCAGATTGTTTATCACCCGAACCAGCTAACCCTCTTCTTTCTCCTGGTCCCCAATAAGAGGGTAGATTATAATTATAACTACCATATATGGTTGGAGACGCTGCAAAAGTTTCAGTTGCATATGTCAATTTCTGTGCTTGAACTTCGCCACCAGTAAAACCATTATGTGGACCTGATGTACCACCAGCAAAATATGCATGAGTATCATTTCCAGTCGAACCCATAGAGAAATAACTCATATTACTATTTCCAATTTGAGTCATAGTATCAGTACTATACTCCATTCTTGATGCGTCTGCAGTAGTAGGAAATCCTCCTACAAAATAACCTCGTGTCTCATGTCCAATACTTGATTGCCTAGTTCTATTACCAGGCAAATTAGCAGTTGAAGGTAAATTGGAAAAAGTCTCTTCAGAAAAAACTATTTTTTGAACTACAGAAGTAGCATTTGATTGATCTCCACCAGCAAAATAACCAGTTTCATCATTTCCTACTGCAGCCTTCTGCGTCCATTCATCAGATCCACCAGGTCCATTTGCAAATGTTCCACTCGGACTAGACGACTGCGACTCAGTGGAATAAGTTAATTTATAAACCCTAGTTCTCTGATTTCCAGCATACCATGATATAGTAGTTGATGGAGTATTGAAACCATCGTCAGTTGCACCTATAGTAAATGGCAATTGAGCACTTGGTACACTAGAATTAGTATCAGTTGATATATCAATTTTATCAGCATATGTTGTTTTTTCTGGAAGACTTGATGGATATCCAGGTTGATACCCATTACCTCCAGTAAAATACATATTAGAAGGTAGTTTTGCTTTACCATCTACAAATCTTGTATCTCCAGCCCAAACAGAAGGCAGTGGCACACCTTCACCTTCTATGGTGGCATCATTATACTCACCTAAAGTAAAAATGTTTCTGGTAGTACTAGCCATTTTTTATAATAATCTTCTTGTAAAGCATAGAAGTATTTAGATCTGAACCAAATCCATTACCATAAGAATGCCATAAATCACTACGAAATAGAATCAATCTATTATGTTTAATTGGTATAGATCCATATTCTTTCCAATACTTTGCATTACAATCAAATGTTTTAGATATATCAGTAATATTATGTTTTTTTATTTGTTCTTGAGTTGGAAATGAATCAAGACCAGTTTCTTTATGAGAATAAAATTTAATACCAACCTCACCCCAGTTGACAAGAGGTAAACTTAAATATAAAACTCCAATATAATCACTTCCCTGATGACAACAGATTGGGTATCTATCATTTTCTTTTAGAATATGATCGTTACATTCTAATACTTGAATCTCAGATTTAAGAATAGAGGATATATTCTGAAAGATTTTACTCTCAGGATATTGCTCCTCTATCTTTAATCTAAATTCAGGTTTAATAATTTTATCATAATATGCAATAGGAAATTCAATAAAATTATCAATAACAAAGATTTTTTGTTTCATTAACGACCAAATCCTTCACCTGTTGAATAATAACCTCCTTTCTTTTCTCCTTCTATCTGCTTTTTCTCTTCTGCAGGTTTTATTGCACCAAGATTTTTACCAGATAATTTCTCATATCCACGAAGAACCTTATTCTGAAGATCTTTTACAAATTCATCTTTTCCTGCTTGTGTAAGCAAAGTATCCATAGGAAGATAACCTTCTTTCAATTCATTCTTAGGATCTACAATAGCAGGGCCAGATGCACGACGCATTGCCTGAATGTTACCTATAGAAATACCAGTACGTGATGCCATAAGATCATCAAGAGCCTGTTCTGCAAGACGAGTATCCCAATATTCCTCATTCTCTTCTAAGAACTGTGCTCTATTTGGAGGTACACCACCATTTTGTTCCACCAACTTATCCATCATCTTATCCATATGCTCCATTTGATGAAGACGATCACGAATTTCAAGTTCACTAGATCTTAAGTAATGTGTAAGATTAAGTTCCTCTAAATCATACCAACAAAGATTTTTTCTACCACCATCAGTTCCAACATCATAAATCAAAGGTTGTGTTTTATCCTCATGATTTGCCCACTTCCAATCAAACTCACGAACTCTTTCTTTCATTTCAATAAGTTTCTGCATATAACCACTTGCCATAATTCTGCGTTCTTTCAAAATATGCTCAAAAGTAACAGATAGGTTATGAGTATTCAAACCAATAAATTTCTCAAGTTGGAAGTTAGTTCTTCCTTGAGCCATCTCTCTATCACTTTGCTCCCACCTAAAAACATTCTCAGAAGCAATCTGCAAATAATCTTCATCAGTTACTGCTTGATGTGCATTAATTGGATCATAAGGCAACATTGAAGTTTCTTTCTTTGCAGTTGTTTCTACAATGTTTTCATTTGATTCAGTCATAGTAATTGATTCTCCAGTAATGCTATGTATTAAAGTTTTCCATTGGTTGGAAATGGTCTTCCAATTATATTTTTCAATAACATAATCAGAAATTCTTTTTGAGACTTGTTTATGATAAGACTTATCCTTATCATAATGATCTAAAATCAAGCAACAAGTTTCAGCAAAGTTATTTATGAAGTTGTCTGTAACCTCATACCCTTTATTTGTAGGGTTTCCCTCTATGGGAACTATTTGTGCATTGTTTTCACCAGCGACTTCAGCAAGTGCTCCAATATCAGTAATGATTGGAAATGCACCACACCTCATTGCTTCGGTCATTGAAACACAAAATGTTTCTTCCCATTTATTAGGATGAACAAAGAATGCAGCCTCTTGATAATGCTCTACTAAGTTTTCTCTATCGATTGCTCTTGAGTATTCTACATTAGAAAGTGATTTAAGTAAATCATATGTGTCAATATAAGTATCTAATTGATCATCACCATACAAAGACATTGATGAAAATATCTTAAATTTAGTATCAGGATGCTTTTTATGGACAATAGGAATCACTTTAGCAAGCACTTCCAAACCTTTATATGGTATAGAAGTATAAATCATACTCTTTGTCTTCTTATCTGAATAGGAAAACATTTCAGCAACTCCATTAGGAATTACACTAATCTTATCTTCTGGAACCTTATGATATCGAATAAACATCTGTCTATTCCATTCCGAAGGAGATACAATATGATTAACTATATTATGATCAAATTCATAGAAAAGATGTTGATCGTATGCATGATGAGCCCATAAAATTTTATATGCATGATCTGATAATTTTATCTGATCAGGTAAATGAGATACAAAAACATTATCAGGAAATTGATAATGCTCATGTAAATACATATATGATGTCTCGGTTGCTCCTGATTTCATAATTATCCGTTATAGTATCCCCACTTTTGAAGTGGTTTAGGTACAGGTTCTACTGTTGGTTGAGCAGCACCTTCGTAAATATGAAACCCACAATGATTCAATGCAATACTAGTATCTAACCACATCTCATAACCCACTGCCTCAGCTCTTGCAAAGAAACTTTTATCTTCCGCAACAAATCCATCACCTTTCTTCAATTCAGCAAAATAATGATATGAATTATCCATTTCTGCCTCTGTAGGAGGAACATCACTATCCTTCAGTTCAGGTGTATATTTTAATTCAGGATGGGCTTTTGCAACATCAAGAAAAACTTTACGATGTATCAAACAAAATCCCATTCCATTCCCATCAATTTTAAGCAAATCTCCCTTTCTTTCTTCTGGTTGTTTAACATTAACACAATATCTCATAGGTATCGTTTTCATGGGATATGTCCCAGATACCATTGGCAATTTATAATTTAATAACTTTACTACATCAGTTGGTTCAAAACCTATATCACTATCTAAAAAGAACAAATATTCAAACTCTGTATTATTAATAAAGAAATTAGCACATTTTGATCTTGCCTGTGTAATCAGGGAAGAATTAGTAAGTGTTAATAATCCATGATCAATATTATTTCTCAAAAAAAGTTTACCGAGATTGAATAACCCCAGAGTTGTTTTTTCCATTACAATTCCCCCATGAGCTGGGAGGGCAATCACGACACTCATAAATTATCTTTTTTTATATTATAACATACTTACACTAATATGCAACTAAAGATTTACTGGAGATGGATTTTGAGAAATTGAATGATCTCTTGCTGTTGTGCTAGCTCCAGCACTTAAAGGTAATGGTAATGCTGCACCAGGAGCATATGCAACAGTTTCTGAACTATAAGTCAATTTTTGAACTCCAGTGTTATCATGACCAGAAGGGTTACTTGAAGCACCACCAAAAGTATAACCATCAGTAGTATTTCCACTTGCTTGAGCAAAATATTTCATATAACTTGGATGTCCATTTAAAGAAATTGATGGGACAACTGATCCTGTTTCATTACTCATATTAATTTTATAACCAGAATTAGTATTTGAAGAAGGAGTATCTTCACCACCTAAAAGATATCCACTATAAGGACTTCCTGATACGGCTCCTGCCTTAGATCTTCCTGCAGTTATACTAGGTAAAACTGATGCTGTATCTGAAGAATAAACCATTTTATCAGTAGTATTAAAAGCTGCTGGAGAATTTCCTTCTCCACCTATCCAATAACCTATTTCACGATTACCTGTTGCATTTATAAAAATTCTTCCTTGATTAAGAGTTGCTGGTATTTGTTGTGTAGAATCACTCGACCAGGTCATTTTTAAGAAATGAGTAGAATATCCACTTGGCCAATTAAGTCCACCTGCAGAATATCCATGAGTAGGATTACCAGTTGCACCAAATCCTCTCCAGTTACCTGTAGTACCACCCATTAAACCTGGTATTTGAGATCTACTATCAGTCGCATAATTTACTTTATCACTATTTGGAGCATAACTACCTGCTGGATCTTTTCCTGCATGGAAGTATCCATTTGTCTCAGTGCTATTTGACGCATATTCAAATCTTCTTATCGATAGAGTAGCTGCTTCTCCCTGATTGGTATCAGTAGCTAAATTAGTTTTATAGATTGCCATCGGATTACTACCACTTTTAGGATTGTAACCAAACGCAGTAAGAGCAGTATTAGTAGCAGAAGGGCTAAGAAGAGGAACAGTTTGAGAAGTTGGTGTTGCTGTTGGTGCAGTTGGAACAGGTTTACCATTTGACATCTGACTAAATGCAGCTGATCTATTTCTACCTGAACCTGGAGAAAAACTACTAGCTTCACCTAAAACTGAAAAAGTTTCAGTTGTAAAACTCAATTTTCTAACAGTGCTATATCTTTGTGGGTAATTAGTAGCTTGTCCACCTCCAGAATATCCATCAGTTGAATTGCCAGTTGCATTAGCACTATAGACCCGATATGCTGGACCTGGTTGTGGAACCGTAGATCTAGTCTCGGTAGAAAAATTAAACTTCTCTACATCACCAGGTATTTCATTAGATCCAGGATAATATCTTCCACCCATAATATATCCATGAGTAGAACTGGACATTGATGAATGCATAAAAGAACCAGGATTTGTACCTATATTTGCAGGAATGTTTGATACAGTTTCAGTAGCATAAGTAAGTTTATTGATCGTTGATACTGCTACATTTGAACTAGATGGAGCATCACGATTTCCACCATAAGCATATCCATGTGCCAAATTAACATCTCCCCATGAAGCTATATAATTTGCAGCATGAGAATAATTTGCTCCTGGAACTGTTGTTGCTGTATCTGTAGCAAATGTGATTTTATCAGTACTAGATATTAATACATTACCTGAATCATTTTGACCAGCAACAATATATCCCACTGATGGTTGTACTATACTATTATTATCATTATTTCTTGTTCTTTTTACACCAGGATAAGCACCAGGAAGGAATGAATAAGTTTTAGTGGCATATGTAAATTTAATAAAATCATTATTACCACCACTTGGTTCTCCACCACTTACCAATACTTTTGTAGTATCAGAAAGAACACCAGCATAATTTGATCCATCTCTAGGCATCGTACTAGAAGGAAGTGCTGAACGAGTATTAGAATTGAAATCTATCTGATCAGTACTACTAGTTTGAGATGGAGATCCTCCACCACCTGACCAGTATCCTACATTTAAGGTTTTAGGATCAAGATCATCTATCCATCTATAAGGAGCTCCACCAGGTGCAGGACTTGGAGTTGAGTATTGTCTAGGGCCCGCAGTCTGCATTAGAGACGTTGCTTGACCCAAATTAGCACCTGGCGTTGCTGCCATAGTACCATTACTAAAAGTTAATTTATTAGCACTACTATAAGGGCCACCAGGTCCAGCAGGTGCAGCATTATTCCAACTATTTCCACCTGCAAAATATCCATCAGACCCATTATCTACTCCACCATGTCTAAATGTCGCATAAGTTAATTGAGTAGATGGAAGACTATACTCAATCGAATCAATTGACATAGTAAGTCTCGACACTGTTGTCTGACCTATTAATGAACCACCTTGAGGCCCTATTTGCATACCACCTGCATACCAGATATATTGATTATTCGCAGCTGCTGCTTCACCATCTCCTTTATACTTACTATTACCTAAGTAAATACCTGGTGCTTGCACCATAGTCTCATTTAAATATGTTAACTTACTAATTTTTGTGCTTAGTGAAGAAGGAGAACCAATATTCCCACCCGTTACAATTGCTTTTTCCTGATTTCCTGCTGCTGTTGCTCCATAAAAATCATAAGAAAGATTTGCACCAGGTATTCGTTCTGAAGTATCATAAGCAAAAGTATATTTCTGGGTATAACTGGTTCTTGAAGAACCATCCATCTGATTCACACCACCAAAATAATATCCAAAGTTCATACCATCACCTACTCCTTGAGTAGATTGTTTAGGTTCAACTTTAAGTCCATTAGAACCTGGTAGAAGAGCCCAAGCTCCAGTTGCATAAGTTAATTTACGAACATTTGTCTGGTTAGGGTTTAATCCAGGTACATTAGGACCACCTCCAGAATACATAGCAACAAGAGAGGACATTCCCAGTCCACCATACATTGGATTATTAAGATTAGATCCTGGCAATCTTGAAGTCGTGCTTGTGGCATATGTAATCTTATATGTCTCACTACTTACATTAGAAGCACTGTTAGTGGAGTCATACTCATTCCTCAGACCACCAACCATATAGGAGGCATCTTCTGTTGCTATGGGGGCAGGAGGAACCCAAGCATCAGTAACTGCTACTCCATCTCCTTGTACATTTTCTGTTCTTAGAGTTCTAAGTCTAAAAACACCTCTATTTTCAGCCATGATTTATCAAACAGTTATTTTCTTAGCAGATAATTGAACACCCATTGTGCTTGCCTCATCCAATTGTACTTTAATAATCGCACCAGAAGCAATTCTCTTCTGATTATCTAATATTTCAACAGATCCATATTTTGGAATTATTAGATTCTCAACAAGTCTTATGGTTTCTCCACCATCAACAACCTGAACAGTAATTGGTTTAGGACCAGCATCACTTATATTAGCGATTCTAATAGATTGTAATACACTTGGTGCTCCAGTTGAAGTATATAGAGTGTTTAGATTTGTATTATTCAATGTATTAGCTCCCAATCCAACTCCAACATAATCAGTTCCACTATCAAGGGTTTCATATGTTCCATAATATTCAACAACACTGTCAACACCATTTCTATCAATGTCAGTAGATCTAAGTAGAATCTTATCTGATGGATTTAAAACTTGTGGTTGACGTAGTAATTCAGCAGCCATACCTACAGGAATTGGAAGGTTATATCCCATATAACTTCTTTCTCCTCCATTAAAGTCAAATGCACCAATTACATTAACTTCAGTATTTGCTGTGGCCACGTTAGTAGCAAGAAGTGAACGAAGAATGTACTTCTTACCAGCAGTTGATGGGAATGTGAATACAGTAGAACCAATACCAACTGCAGTTCCGTGGAATTCCCCAGACAATCCAGTATTGAAGTCACCTGATCCACCACCGCCTCCACCAGCGATACTAATATCAACCGTAGAACCATCAACAGCAAATGTATTACCAGCACCAATAAAGTTTAGTACAGTTGCATTTCCTATTGAAGTTCCTGCAGATGATACACCAACAGTTGCATCACCCCAAGTAACAGTTGTAGAGTTTCCTGCTGATTTAAGTACTTGCCCTGCTGTTCCGTAGTTAGCACCACCAATACCAAGTTGGCCTGATGCACCTATACGAAGTTTTTCTGAACCATTATTACTAAATTTAATATTACCACTAGCTCCACCATTATTTGCGAAATTTACATCAGTTCCACTGAAACTAATTTGAGCATTATTAGAAGCATTATTTGTTAATCTAGTAAGTCTTATTGTTGCACCACCTGGTTGTTCGATGTGCAAACTATTTTGAGGAATATCAGTTCCAATACCAACATTTTGGTTACTACCCTTAATGGTTAAAACATCATTTGTTACACTACCACCAGACCCATTATTAGTAGGAACACCAAATGTTAAATTTCCATCAAAAGCATTAGTACCATTTTCTTTTAATTTTATATAACCAATACCTTCAGGAGAACCTGAGTGTGCATAACCAAATCTCAATTCTGCCTGTGATGCAACACTTGTATTATGATTAGCAGCATAAATGAATACAGTTGAACCAGTTCCAGCAGTAGTCGTAACATCAAGAGTACCAACTGGAGATGAAGAGTTAATACCTATACCACCTGAAGTACCTTGAATTAATGTTCCTGCTCCAGCATTACCAAAGTAAACACCTTGTCTTGCAGTAACAACACCAATAGAATCTACATTGGTTACATCTTGCTTAGTTAATGTACCCCCAACAGTGACGTTACCAGTGAATACACCGTCTACTGCATTAATATTTCCAGTAACAGTAGTTGTTCCTACAATATTTGTACCAGTCGCATTAATGCGAATTCTCTCTACTCCTGATGTAACAAATCCAAATTCATTTGCAGCTGGAGAATATATACCAGTATTCGTTGAACCATTAACAAAAAGTCCTGGATTACCTGTTGTTCCTGCTGCAAATCCAAGAGCTCCACCCATATTATCGCCAGTTTTCTCAATAAACTGACCTTGCATATCAAATGGTGAAGCATCAACCCAGTATGAACTAGCACCTATACCAAGTTGTACCTCATCATAATAAACAAATGTTCTCGCAGTTGTATTATTATACCAAAGTTGTCCCAATTCAGGATCAACAGGAGCATTACCACCAACACTAGTTGCAGCACCAGCACCGCCTCCACCAGCAATACTAATATCAACTATACCAGCATCAGATCCATTTACAAGTATAGAATTACCAGCACCAACAAAGTTAAGTCCCGTAATACCTGCACCAACTACTACACCACCAGATTGAATACCAACAGATGCAACAATAGACGAACTAACACCAGTAGCATTAGAAATATCTCCGTGGAAAGCAGTTGCAGTTACAATACCAAGTATATTTGCACCATCACTATTGAAAGTACCAATTCCTCCAATAACTGCTGAGTCAAGAGTAGTATTTCCTGAAACACTAAGTCCACCATTAGCGTCTATCAGTCCAGTAGAAGTAGTTACACCTGTAACAAGCACACCAGCAGGTGTAAGTGTATATCCATCAAATCCTAAATTAGCACTATCTTGTAATTCTCCACCAGCACCAACAGTTACTACTTTATTAATAGTTAAATCTTCTACTTGAAGTGTATTAGCAGTAATACCACCATTAATATCAACTGCTCCTGTAAATGTGGATACACCAGATTGAACTTCTAATCCACTACCAAATGTAGCAAGTCCAACAAATGTAGATACACCTGTAATATTTAAATTAGCAAACGTATTTGGGCCTGCTTCGATAGCAGCTTCAATAGTTGCTGTAGTTGTGGCATCTAATGATGCAATATTTTGTAACTGTCTTGCGGAATTTATTACTGCCGTGCTACCCATCGAAATGGTAGTAGCAGAAAGGTTAGTAATCGTACCAGTCGTTGAATTCAACGTTGGTATTGTTGCTATACCCGAAATAACAAAATCTGTACCAGCGATTCCTCCGTTCACATGGAGGGTATCTGTTGGTAAGGATGTCCCTATACCAACTCTGCTGTTAGTAGTATTAGCAAGAATAAGGTCGGTTCCTACCTCTAACCCATTCTTTACTACAAAATTCTTGTTTACAGCCATGTTATTTCGGGTTCACTCTCCCCCTATTTTTTTATTATTTATAGTCAGACAACTCTAAGTATTACTCTAGGTTCGTTAAATTGATTACCACCCAATTGCGAAGAAACAATAGTTACACCACTAGCATATCCAGAACCACCTCCTCCACCACCTTGACCAGATCCACCATTACCACCATTCGCTCCATTACCACCAATACCACCATTACCAACTGCTGCTCCTGCAGTTTCGATAATATTATATCCAGTTTTATATCCTCTAGTTATAGAAGAAGAAGTATTAGTAACTATAGATCCATCAGATAATCTATATTGAACATTACCAACATCACTACATTGTGTCACACCTTGTTGAGCCCAGTAAATACCTTTTGGACAAGAAAGTATTATTCCACCGTTCGGTGCAACTGATTGAGAATCTCCTGTTTGTAAAGAAGCATTGATTATAGAACCAAAACTACCATTTACTCCTGGAGTAGAAGTAGTTCCACCCGAACCACCTATATTACCACCACCATTTTGTCCAGCAATATTATGTCCACCTCCTCTTCCACCTACACCACCTTGCTGACCACCAGATCCACCTTGACCAACAATAGCAAGTAAAGATGCTTTTCTATACAATGCAGGGGAACCAATTGCAGTAGATATTCCAGTTAATACATATTCAACATTCTTTTCTAAAGTAAATCTAATCCTACCATATCCACCTTGACCACCAAAAGATGTTCCATTTACAAAATTATCATACCCCTTCCCACCATACATATCCATCTCAACATCAATATCTCTCTCTGGAGAGTATAATACATATTCTCTTATAGTATTTGTATTATCTGTTCTAGTATCTGATGAAGTAAAAGTAATTTCACCATTACTCAAATTAATTGTTGAAAGAGAAGCAGAAGTTGTAATTCCAATTGCCTCTATATTAACAATAGCTTGATCAAACTGTGATACTACATTATACCCAACAATATCAGATGTTAATGGAGAATTACTTGCAGTTGCTGTAATTTGAACTCCAACAGTATATGCTACACCTACCTTATCAGTATTTAATGTTAAAGACGCAGTTTGAGCACCAGTTACAGTGGTAGTTTTAGTATCATTTGTGTTTGTAGTTGAAGTAGTAGTATATGTAAGAAATGCCCAACCAGAACCAGCACCACGAAACTTCTCATATCTATTATAAGAACCACCATCAAGAGTTGCTAAACTAGTTTTATATGCACTCAATCCATACTCACCACCAGTTGCAGATGATCCCGAAGTTCCTGCATTAGCTGCACCATAAGTAGTAGAATTATATGTAAACGAAGCTCCTGCTCCACCTCCACCTCCACCAGCTCCAGTTGATGTAACAGCAGATACACCATTCACAGATGAAAAAGAATCACTATCAGATAAACCATAGAAAATTACACTTCCAGATGTTGGACCTGCATCACCACCATTAGTTCCAGCACCAGATTCACTAGCTCCACCACCACCAGCACCACCACCTAGAACAATTGCAAGTGTTCCATCAATTGTTACAGTAGTAGGAGCACCGCCACCACCTCCAGATCCATTTAATCCTGTAGAACCAGATTTTGCACCATTACCTCCTGCCAAAGAACTTCCATCAATAGCACCACCAAATCCACCAATACTTTCTGTTCCTACCAATCCATCATTTCCATTCCTACCAACCTCAATAAAAACTGTTCTTGCAGATGAACTTGATGGAATAGTAAACCATGCAGCCATTCCATCACCACCATCACCACCACTATTGAGATGAGTATCCGCACCACGACCACCACAACCAGATCCAAGATCTATTCTAATATCAGTAGCATTTGCAGGTATAGTAAATGATCCAGTTGTAAATGTTTGTTCTGTTACTCTTACATTACTACCTACAGTTTCTACACTTTGTTTTGTAATTGTCCCATCACTTACATTAGTTCCATCCACTTGCCATTGATATGATAAATTTTGCGTATCTCCATTTACGTTAGATACAACATTAAATGTATTATTTGTTGTTGTTATTCCTGTAATTGGAATTGGTTGTGTTGTAATTTGAATTACATCGGCAACAGTGACACTACCAATTCCAGAATTTAAAGGTTCATTAATTGCATTTCCTGTTTGATAATATGATGGTGTATAGTCAGCCTCTAGATAAAACTGTCTTCCATTATCACCTGGTGTTACTAAATTACTAAGAGTCAAAGTAGTCGTAGCAGTTCCTGCTAATTTTCCACCATCACTTAACTTACCAACACCAACTTCATACCATTGATAATCAATTGATCCTGAATTATCAGCAGCATTAGGAAATGTTGCTGTCGCAATTCCTACAAATGATACACTATCACCTGTATTACCATTTTGATTTGATGGGTTAGTTGTAAATGACAGATTTGGACCATTAAGATCCAAGTCTGTTTGCTTATTTCTAAAAATTTGATTCATTATTAACTAAAATTTTGACCAGTAATAACTCCAAATAATCCATTTGCGGCTAAATTAGAACCATCTATAATCTTAAATGATATAATATCACTTCTATTTGGTGTAGATGTGACAATAGGTGCTACTCCTCCAGGCCAATAAACTGGTACTGTAGTTGATGATCCATCTACAAATGTATCTATACCAACTGTTCTAGATCCAGCACCATCCTGAGTTATTTTTAAAACAAAGGATGAAGATCCTGCAGGTGCATTAATTACCTTGAAACTTGTAATATTATCAGATAAAGTATAATCAAATGTTTGTGCAGTACTCAAATCAATTGTTGCTACATTTGAATCAACTGAAAGTGTTCCAACATTTTCAGAATAAGTCTTAAGTCTTGTATGACCTTCAACATCCAAATTAGCTCTTGCATTTAATATTCCGATACCTATTCCACCAGCAGATGTTGCTAGAATAGTTGATCCAGACCCAACCTTAAGATCAGTTGTGGTAATAACACCAACTGTTATCTTACCAGTTGCACTTTGTAAATTATAATTTACTGATGTAAGAATACCAGTAATATTTACAGTATTGGCATCAATTTGATCTACAAATCTTGCATGACCATTCACATTTAATGTGGTATCACCTGTTCCTACAGTACCAACCTCAAGAAGGAAACTAGGAATTGTACTTCCTATACCAACTCGGCCGTTACTAGATAAGTTTGTATTGTATGTTATAGATGATCCACTACCAACATAATTAGTCCATCCAGTTGCTGCTGCATTGATTCCAGTTAATCCAGAACCATCACCAACAAATTTAGTTGCAGTTAATATACCAGTAATATTAGAATTACCAGATACATTAAACTTAAAGCCACTAGCGGTTACTCCAAAACCAACATCACCAGCACCACTTACTGCAATAAGAGATGTTCCAGCACCTACTTGAAGTGTATTTGTGCCAGGTGTGGTAGTTCCAATTCCTACTTGATCGAATACATTTATATTTGCATCCTTAGCAAGACCAACACTACCAAATCTTCTCCACTCATTATCTACACTATAGATCCATCCAGCATATCCACCTTGTGATGGATCAGAGAAGTATGTGATATCACCAGGATTACCTGCAAGAATAGGAGTTGATCCAGAAAGAGTATACTTTCTAGATACAGTCTTATCACCCTGTAAGAATAATGAGTTAGCCTCAAATCCTTCACTAGAATTAACAGTCAACTTATTGTTAACAATAATAGGACCATTAAACTCAGTTGCTACCTTGTTATCAGGACCACCCTCAACTCTAATTGATCTTGAGAATACACCTTCAGTTGCCTGAGTTACATTAAGATCTTCAAGATTTCCAATATCCTCACCAGTTACTGTTTGAACTGGTGTATCAAAGATTTCTTCTTTTCCTGTAATACTACTTGACTTCTTATTACCAGTGAATGATATACCCTTAGCATTCATACCAGTATAGAAGTTAACACCACCATCCTTACGGATTGACTGTGCTAATAGTTCCTCTTCAGGAGTTATTTCCCTATCATGCTTGTCAGGAAGTGCAGTTGAGTAGTTACCTGGACCATATCCAACATATTCAAATGTATGACCAGATGCACGAATAATAGAGTGTCTTCTAAGTTCAATTGGATTAATATGTATCCTTCTAACTAAAGAACCACTAATATGAGTAGCTCTCTTAGAACCTAATACTCCACGGAATACACTTACAGAATCACCTACTCCTGATGGTGCGGTCTTAACTCTTACAATCTCATCATCAATTGTAAAGTAATCACCATTCCTTATATCAAGACCAGATCTACCATTAAGTGCTACAGTTTCTGTTGTTGTATTTGTAACAGCAGCTGCCAATGTAGTTGTAATTCCAGCATAAGATGGAATCATACGACCATTTAGATTTTCATCGTCAACAGTAATTAATCCACCATTTGATGCATAACCATCACGATATGCAAAGATAGTTCCTGTTGTTGCTGGTGATGATGCATTAACACCAATATTAACAACAAAAGTAGATAATCCTACATTCTCAGTTACAACAAATGAATCATTATATAATGCCTGATCTGCACCTACAAATTCAACTCTATTATCAACTTTTAATCCATGATTATTTACTGTTGTAACTGTTGCAAGTCCAACAACATTGTTATAAACAATTGAACTGACTCTTAGTGATTCTCCCGTTAAGTATGAATATGATCCTGCAGCTGCTGTTGCTCCAATACCAGTGGTAGAAACTCCACTAATAGCAGACGTAGATGTTACATAGATCTCTTTACCCTGTGTACCAACACCAGTAATCCTATATGTTGAATTGTATCCAGCATAAGTTGCAGATGATACACCAACAACCCTAATGGAGTCACCAGTATTATCATATACCTTACTTACAGTAACAGTTGCTTGACTATATCCAGTTGTAGTTGCAATACCAACAACTGCTAATGTATTTCCAACATTAAATGAACTACCACCATCCATCAATTCGATAGCAGTAATACCACCTGTTGGAGCAACAGTAACTTTTGCAGTAGCATTAACACCAGTTACAGAAGCACCTATGGATACTAAGTTAGCATTATAATATGTTTCTTCAACAGCAGATCCAATACCATATCCATTTCCACTATTTGCAATACTTACAAGTGTTGCCTTATTTAATCCATGATCTACACTTGAATGAAGAGTATGTGCAATACCTGTTGTACTTGAAACAATATTAGTAAGTGCAATACCTGTATCAACATCCCTATTGAATTTGGTAAGAGTTTCTTTTGTTACACTCTTCTGAACATCATTAACAACAACTTTACCGATCATATCAGGAACGGCAAATGATTTTGTCTCTTCTGGATCAGATACTGGATTATCCCTATTTGTTTGTGGGAATAGTTCCTTAACAGGTTGTGAATACTTATCACCAGCAAACTCAGATATAGTAGGAGAGTTTGAAGCATTTACCACTGTTAAGTAGTAGATACCATCCTGACTTCCTGCAATAAATTTCTGAGCTTCATGACTTCCTTGAATATAATAAGTATCCTTAAATCTCTTTCTCTTAAAGTATGGTAGTGATACTGTTCTTGAAGTAACATCACTTGTAAATGTACCTGGATCTGTTGTTAATCCTACAGTAAAGTTCTTTGCACTACTAATACCAGTAACGGCAAATGTTCTGTTAAATCCAGAGTTACCTACACCAGTTGTATTAGTTGTACTCTTAACATTAACAAGTTCAACTTCAGAACCAACCGTTAAATTGTGTGGTAATTCAGTCTGAACGGAAACTTCTGTTCCACTCCAATTTGCATCAGCAACAATTCTAAAATTCCTTAATTGATTTTCATTCGTAAGAGTTCCTGATCCGAAGTATGATTGAACTTCTGCATCAGTTGCACCAATACCAGTATTTGATTCCTGAAGAATAAATCCATCACTTGGTGGTCTTGCGGTTCCTGCATCCTTTGGAATTACATATCTTGCACGATAAATGGTGTCATCAGCATTTCTTGCATCAGGTATTCTAGTAATAAATGTTCTAGGAGTTGCACTACCAAGAACAGTTGTTCCTAAGCTTACAAGACTTGGATAAATGGTATTCTCACTTGGAGTGGTAGAAACATTTACATACCACTGACTATTTGTAGTATCAAACTGAATTGGGTGACCTAACTCACCAGAATTCTTATCAGATACTCTACTTACAACCTTTAAAGAACCACCACGGTTATTGATTGTTAGTTCTTGTCCAGCAGTTGTGATTAGTGCATCACTTAATGTCTTAGATAATTTAACATCAGTATTTGTATTAATACCACTACCAGTTGTAATTACATAGTATAAGGTATTCGCATCTAAACCATCAGGAAGATGTCCATTATCACTAATAACTCTAACGGATTCTCCATTAATAAAGTCATGAGCAGCATCTAAACGAATTACGTTATTTGTAATTGTATTACCTGTTGCAGTTCTAGCAACATCAAAAGATTTCTCAGAACTAGACTGAGATCCAGCCATAACAATTCTTGCTTTCTTCTCTGTTACTGCACCAGCATCAGAAATTAGAACCTTAAGATCATCATTCTTTCTTGCACCAACTCTATATCCTTCAATAACATTTTCGGGTGGGGTATCTGGATTAGTCTTACCATATAAGTAAAGATTACCTGTAGATGCAACACCAACAGCAGTTTTCTGAACATCTAAAGATTCAACCTCTACAGATACTTCAGAAAGAGGTAATTGTTTTGGTGGAATAATATGAGTTATATAACCCTTATCATCTTGGGTAAATGCATCCTTCTTAAATCCAGATGCAGATAATGACTTAGAACCAAAATTAGAGTTAGAGTTTGTAAGACTTATATCAGCACCATTCTGAGATGAAAAATGCTCTGCATAACCAATAGCAAATATAGAAACGGCCTGAATAAAGGCATCATTAGTTACTCTAATATGGAAGTTTCTATAAGAAGGTTTATAGATTGCCTTTGAATTATTACTTAAAACAGAAGTTACTGCTGTACTATCATCATATTCACCATTAGTTGTATTATATAATACAAATGCATTATCATCCTTTTGTAAACCAATACCAGTAAATTGAGCAACCACCATAGATTTAAATCCAGTTGCTTTCTTACCATCAGCAAGAAGTCCACATGTACCAAATACAGATCTTAAAGATACATTGAAAATATATGGAGATGCAGATGTAACAGTATTTGCAGTTAAACTTAATTCAGAACCTGCAGAACTTGGATTTGCAACAATTGGGGCATTCTGTACTTGATATTTAATCTTACTAGGATTAATAACCTCAGATACAACAAATTGACCATTATATTCATCTACTCCAACATCCTTAATACTGAATGGAGTATCTACCTGCAATTCTGGAACAGGAGTATTGGTAGAAACGGTAACAGTTGTATTTGCAATTACACTATCTCCAGAGAAGATACTAGAAATACCAACAGTTTTACCTTGAGACCCAACTATGCGATATTCATCAATTTTTGGTTGAATGTCAAGACCAGAACTTGGATAATCTGGCTCAATAGCACGACCAGAAGAAGCACCATAAACTAGACCAACCTTTTCATAATACATTTGAAGGTCTGTTCTATCAAATTCTCCATCAGTACCACTAATGAAGGAATCATTGATTTTTACATTATTAACACCATCTGCATATTCAAAACAAGTTAGCTTATGATGTGAAAAATTAGGAACAAAGAGGTTTTCACTATAATCCTTAAAACACTGACCATTAGGATCAGCATCAAACATTGAAAATTGCCAGAAATAGCAACCACCAGTAACTCTGAATAGAGCAGATCTCTCTATATCATCATTTGTTGGATTTGGAACATATCTTGGTCTTATCTTTGTCTTTCTTAAATCTAGTCCAACAAGTGAAGTTCCTCTTGGAACAATTACACCACCATGAACACTATTAAGTTTGTATAATTCATTGTCTGATGTAGAAAGATCAAAATTCGATGTTAAATCAAATGGAGGTAAATTATTTGTTGTTGACCCATTACGCAAACGATACTGATTTGCAGCAATTGGTATATAACCAGGTCTATTATCGATCACATGATCGCCTGGATATATTAATATAGTCGTTTTTGCGAAACGATCATTTTCTAAACCCTTCTGATATGAAAACCTTGCAGATTCAATTAATGCACGTTGAATAGTTTTAAAAGGACGGGTCAATGAGTTTCCCTGATTTTCAATACTATCAGTTGCATCTAAATCATTAGGGTTAACATAGAGAATCGTCCCTCTCGCTGACTTTAGAAAATTATCTAACCTGGAAAGACCCATTGTATTCGTACTTATAGTTCTTGTTATGGATTATTTAGCATAACAAAAAAACTCTGCCGATCTAATGGGGGTAAAAAAACCTGGGGATTTTTTTCCCGACATTTTTGGAATTAAAAGCTAATTTCCCTCAGAGAGGATCAGAATACACTAACACATCTTCTGGACAAGTTTCACGTACTAAATTCAATACATTCATAAATTCATCTACCGTATCACACTTAACTACCTTTTCATCTCCTTCAGAAGAATAAATTGTAATTGTTCTTCTTAATGTGTCTACTACACACCTTGTAAGGTATTCATCAATCATTTTAACGAGTCCTAGTGTTGATCACCTCTGCATATTTAGGGTCATGGTTATCTTTGTCAGGATAATCATCCCAATCCTTCCCTTCATATTCTACAATCAAAGCATTTACATCCTTTCTCTCAGCATAAACATGATAGAAACAATCAATAGGGATAGGGCCTCTTGACTGTAGATGTACTTGCTCATCATCCCATCTTTTTATAATAATATCCTGATGAGCACCAATTGGTTGAAGTTGAACAGAGATACTGTCAGCATGTACTAAATCCTTCCAGTATGTAGGTAACTCTATCACATTACTGTTCTTAAGTCTACCTCTATAGTAAACTCCCACCTCTGGGCCTTCAATACAGGCATGTGCAAGACGATGACCCTCACCCTTAGAAGGATGCTCCATATCAAACTTCTTAGGAGAGGCATCTGCTGCCTTATGTCTTGCTTCTAGTCTTCCAGATGAAAAACAATCAACAGATCCTGTAACAAATAAATCTCCTTGCACATACATATTTCCTTTAGAAAATATTGCTTGTGGTTGAGCACCAGAAAGTCCAAGCACTGTCCTGTAAGGAACAGTGTCCTCTGGCATATTAGGATCATCATTACCAATAGGACCAACCATCAATGTTCCCTCTATCTCGGAGAAAGCATCAGGTCTACCCATCACTACAGGGCCTTCTGCAAACATTGATCCATTGATCTTACTATCACCTTCTTGTATAGGAGCAACATCAATACCTGTACCAACCTTTAACTGACCTCCTACATTAATATCATCTACATTGTATGACATGTTAAACCCCCTCGTTCATTTGTTTTTGGAATCTTTGTCCACCTACCTTAGAATCTTTTACTGCCACGGCATCAGTAACTCCCCTAATAATAGAACTATACAATTTTAATACTCCGTTTGCAACAACCTCTCCTGTCTGTGGAGAAGCAATTCTATAAAATGATTTAGCAGTCATCAATAACTTTTTAGAATCAGTTGTAATAGATTCTGTAGCAGTCATTTTAATATTACCTTTAGCACCACCCTCACCTACTGCAACTAACTCAATATCAGTTGCTTGCATTCTAATCTTACCATTAGTGGCTAATAAAATGATATTACCATTCTTAGCATTTAAAAGAAGACTATCTTGTGCTTCTTGATTAGCAGAACCACACTCTACCTGAAAATTACCAGGACTACTAGAACAAGTCCACCCTGTTCTTTCACCGTCTAAATCAAGAGATAATTGATGTTCACCATCTGGAGTCTCAATCATAACAGAAGATGTAACATCTCCTTGCTTATGAATCTGTCCAAAGGAGATTGATCCTTGGTTGTTACCATATTTTAATGCAGTGTAATTCTGCTTGGCACTTCCCTCTCGTTTGTTATTTCTACCTTTGTTACCTTGTCCTGCCATATTAGATTAAATTATCTGGGGTGTTTGGGATATCAAGTCTAGGATCATTACTTGATACATCAGTTCCTGAACGTTGAATTGCAGATGGATCTGATCTATCCATAGCATCTATGCTATCTTGTAGTGTATCATAGATACGTATCTTTTGTCCAACAGTTTCATATAATCCAGCATATTTCAAATCATTTTCATAATATATTGCACCATAATATGGTCTACCATCAACATAACCAGTCTGTTTCAATCCAACTAAATCCGTAACCTGTAATAATTTATCAGGTGCAACATCTAATGGATCTCTTACAATTTCAAATTGTGGTTTGAAGACAACACCAACACCAGTATCAGATGGCATACGAATTGTAGGATACTTTGTCCACCCAAGACCAGGATTCTCTATATTAACAGCAATAGGTACTCCATGAGGACCAAATACAGGAGTCAATTTAGCTCCATTAGGAGGATCTATGATAATTTGATCACCAGTGCCATCATTAGGAGTATTAGGTTCTTCGGTAGAATAAGGTGGAAATACAATTGGATTATCACCAGGATCGTAATTAATTCCTCCATCAGGAATTACCTTTTTCAATTTCAAAGTAACAGGATAACTTACTTCAGGTGGTTCTTCAGGAGTTGGATATGGGCCGCCAGGATCATCAACAATTACATCAACAACAACACCCTTTCCTTTTATTTTCTTAGGACAAGGAGGAGGAATCATTATTGCTGAGATTGCTGTAGGATTATCTTTCCATGATTTTCCTCTCTGTGCTATCTCTTCTTTTGATCCAAATGCTGGAGCAGTTTCGGTCTTGATTGTAATTCCTATCGCAAAACCACTTGGGTTAGCATCAAACGCTGCTGTACCTCTATAATAATCTTGACTTGGTTTACGGAACAAAGCATCTATAAATCCTATTGGGCCTCCAGACTCTTCAGTATAAACAGTTGGTCTTACTGAAAGAGTATGCTTACCTTTTTTTACTTTCACTAATTTAGCAGTTCCCTCACCAGTCAAGTCTTGACCATGAGTTCCTTCCACCCCAATATAACTATTTTGTTGTATTTTCTGACCATCAAGATAAAGAGTTGCTGAATGATCCATCTGAAATTTAATTGCGTACTCACCATCTCTTGGAAAATCAACATTACTCCATTCATATGTGACAAGTTCTCCACCACCAAACTTAGGATAATCAGGTGAAACACTACTCTTATTCATAAATGATCCCCAACTTTTAAAAGTATAGTGGAAAAGAGCAGGCCCTTTATAAGTAACACCACCTCTATCTAAATTTGTATTATGAGGTTCAGGAAGCACATACTTGGCCTTATTACCGTTTATTCCAAAAAATTTTCCTTCTGTTACAGTTATAATAACATCATCAAAAAGAATCTTTTGATCTTCTATAGGTACATGAGGAATATCCTCCATCTGAAGAACTCTTTCACCTTTAGTTCTTAACTTAATACCTTCTGGATTTGATCCTGTTGCAAAAGTCATATCCTCCCCAATCTGTGTAGTTCCTGAACCCAAGGTTATGGTATGAGTTTCAGAACCCACTTCACCATTTCTAGTCCATTGAATATTCCCCATCCTAATAGCATCTAAAGCAAATCCATCAGCAGCACGTCTATCTCTATAGGATAATGTTAATGTAACTTGAACATTATCTCCTGTATAATCTATTCTCTGACCATTTGGATTAAATTTAGCTGTTCCTCCAACAACATTATCAATAGTAAAAGCAGCATTACAATCCCATCCATTTTTAATAGGATCTTCATCATATTCAATTCTTGTACTACTTATCCATTTAAATCCATTTACAGGATCTTTCATATTAATAACATTAATTTGATTACTATTAACAGGTACATTAACTGATCTAAAGGTATTACTCGTCAATATCACATCATATATTCTACCATACTCAACTGTTCTTTTAAAATCTTTTGGTGGGTCATATTCACCACCAAATGGTTTTTCATGATATATTCCTAATGCTTCTATAGATGCAGTAGCACCGTGGTATGTTGCAGTGGTTATTTTAAAATCAATATCTTTTGTTCTACCCGATGCTCTTGATACTTGATTTTGCCAATCTTGTGTATTAAATATCTTTTGATCTATAAAGAACTTGGGTGTCTCATAATCTTTTTTATTTTCAACTTGAACTTCAATATCATGAGTACCCTCTTCTAAATAAACTTTTGTAGATTGTATCTTAGGACATAACTCAGTTGGTGAAGTTAAACCACCAATTTCTCTCCCATTAACAAGAAGTTTTCCAGTATCTTCTACTGTACCCTTTATCATATAATTTCCTGCATAAGGAGCATTCATCTTCCAAGAAGTTTTATATAATGCACCAACTCCATCACTTCCAGGAGTATCTAAAGGTGGAACTGGAGAAAGAGCATATGTATTCGTAAATTCACTCCAAGATTTATGATTAGCTGGATACCATGATTCACTAGAACCTGGTGTCATAGTTGACCAAATTGGATTCTCAGGACATCCTCCATCACCCGAATCTGGCAATTCTCTTTTTGGTGGAGGTGGTGGTGGAGATTCAATCGCTAATGCAACAGCAAAAGGATTTTGATTCCAACTCTTCTTCTCAACTTCAGTTCTCAAACTACCTCTAGATCTTATATCAATAGCAAGTAACATTGAATTTGCATTCATCCCATACTTACCACCTCGTATTTGCTCCAAGTCAGCAGTTAAAGTATATGTTCCCTCCTTAACTCTCTTACTATAAACAGTTGTTCCAGTTGATGTTCTCCAGTCACCTCTTACAGAGAAACCATCCTTCTGAATATCAACCTGATCACCAATTCTTAATCTTACATTATCATCAACAGCAATAGTAATATCATAGTCAGCAGTCGCAGGGAAAGTAACATTATCCCAAACAATTTTATGAAATCCTGGATAATTTGTATTATGTTCAATAGTAGGATTGAATGGTGTTATACCATATCGATTACTAAAAGAATTGGAACTATCTTTTCTCTGTTGAGGACTTAAATTATTTGTTTTCCATAACTTTCTAGAAGACTTATCTATGAATGAGAGAGTATCAAATACTTTTAGATCATCACTTGATGATCTATCTACAGGTAATGGTGCATCTAAAGTATATTTTGCCTTATTACCTTGAATATTAAAAAATCTACCTTGAGATGCAGTTAGAACTACATCATCAAAAAGAACCTTTTGATCTTCTATAGGTACATGAGGAATATCTTCCATTTGAAGAACTCTTTCTCCTTTAGTTCTTAACTTAATACTTGCACTAGCATCACTTCCTAATTGCTGTGTGATATTACCAAGAGTAATCTTATGACTTTCACTACCACTTCTACCAGATTGTGTCCAAATTGTAGTTCCTATCTTAATTCTTCTTACTGCAACTCCAGCTCTTCTAGGATTATCATTCCATGTTAAATTTATAGTTACTTCACCATTACCTTCCAATCTTTTACCATCAGCAGAAAATTTAACATTACCACTATCAATTGTAAAAGATGCATTGGTATCTCTACCGTCACCATCCCTTAAATTAAGTCTCTTCCTGTTGGCACTAACATTAATAGGATTATTAACAGGATGAAGACCTTCAAATATAATATCTCTATTATTAGAAGGTCTAGTTTCTGATCTAAAAGTATTGCTTGTTAATATAACATCATATACTCTTCCATACTCAACCTTTCGATTAAAATCTTTACTAACATCTTTATCAGGACCATATTCTTTCTCAATATACATATCCAATCCTTCAATAGATGCAGTAGCACCATGATATGATGAAGTATTAAATTTAAAATCTACATCATTTGTTTTTGCAGTAAACTCATCTGGTTTAACAACTTTCTTTTTACTTACTAAATTTAAAAGATCAAATCTAACTTTATGATTTCCTTTAGTCAAATTCAACATCTTTTTCTCTGGAGGAGATAATGTAGCTCCTGAAGCACCACCAGCACCTATATTATACTCACTTTGTTTTTCACCATCAACAAATAAAGTTCCCTCATTATCGCATTGAACTATGAAAGTATAATTACCATCATAAGGAAACTCCACATCCCATTCCATAGAATATAAATCTCCACCACCATCAGAACCAAGTACATTAGACATTGGAAGAGGTGATATAGCATACTTATTCATGAAGTTATTTTTATCATACTCCCAATATGAACCAGCAAGATAAGTAACATCTGGCATAACAGGTTTACATTCACCTTCACAAACACGTTTCCACTCAGGAAAGGTCTTCATTGATGCCTCTACTTGAGTAAGATTTTTACCACTAGCTTGTATATCCCTCCAATATTTCAGTCCACTTGGTTCACCCCTTCTTCCAAATAATTTTATATAAAGGTTATCAATTTCACCTTCAGGATTAATCCCTGCTTTTGCACCCCATGCCCAATGGTAAACGTCATATTTTAAACTAGAAACTTTATCATCAGATGTTATAGTTACTGGAGTATTACTTCTTGGAGTCCAAAAAGGATTTTTAAATTCAGCAAGTTGTTTCTCATAAGCAGCCATCTCCAAATCAATTGGATCTCCTAATATATTATCAGTATATTTTGTCGGATCCCAAGGCCCTATATCTACACCTTCTTTATTAAACATTCTTCCCCAACCTGCCTTCTCTACAGGAGTTTCAGGACATAATTCAATTACTCTTTCTATACCAGGACACTCATCATAATATTTTAATGTGTCTATTGTATATCCATCATCAGATAAAACAGATTCAAAAAGAGATCCATCACCAATATCACAACCATTTTTAACTTCTACAATAGGAGGATATTGATATCCAAAACCACCTTCAACAATATCAACTGCTAATACAGCACCATCAGTTCCTATAATTGGATTTCCAAGTACACCAACACCTCCACCACCATAAAAATTAGCAACTGTTTCTTTATTACATGGTGATTCTAATTGCAATCCATCACAACTACCATCAGATGCTGTTTTAGATGGTATTAATTCATCAATATTTAAAGTATTAAGTTGATCAATATCTAAGTATAATACTTTATCCCTGTTTTCATATATGAATATAGTTCCTGGATTATTCTTCTCATATCTATTAGCTTCACAAATATCAATAGGTGTAACATATCCTCTATCAGTGGATATGTAACCAACTCGTATTTCATTATTGGTAACTGGACCAAAAATATTAAATGTAGGTTTAGTATCTGCCATAATTAATATTTATTACCCAATTCCAAAGGTATCTGTTACATCATCCACCAAACCCTCTGCAGTATCTACTAGATCTTCTGCAGTATTTCTCAATTCAGCTAACTTAGTGATATTAGGTTGTCCTTTTTGTGGTTGTACAAAACTTAATGCCTGTTCAGGATCAGGAATAAGTTGATCTACATTAACATTCTTCGCAAGAGCTTCAAGACTAGGTAATTGAGTCTCTGCTGCTGCAGCACCACCTCTTACTAATTGATAGAAATCAGAAACTGCAGGATTAGGTGGTAATTCAAAGGGGAACAAATTAGTTTTCATATTCTCAAAATTCAATGCCTTACTTAAGTTGCCCTGAATACCATTCAATTTACTAAGCAATCCTGATAAATCATTTGGTTTCTTAGCACTTTTTTCCTTGGGTTTTGGTACATCATTAACTGCAGTAAGAGTGAAACTAGCATCAAATCCACCACCATTAATCTTTAATACATCTCCTGTCTGGTAATTCCCACCATTCTTTGCAATCACAATACCATCAGCATCAATAGCACCTGCAACCATATCTAATTTAAAACTACCATTACCTGCAACAGAACTTCCACCTCCTGCCATATGTGGAATGATAGTATCTCCTACTTTATATCCTGTACCTATTGTATGAACAAATATAGTTTGTATTGCTCCTCCACTAACAACCATATTAATTTTCATACCAGTACCATCACCATCAGTATCAACATCAGTAGCATTCTGATTACCGTTAGTATAATTTGTTCCCTGACTAATCCAAGTAAAGTGTTGAGCACCACTTCCATTACCAAAACCAGCAAGTCCACCTGATGATACAGTTATATCAACAAGAGCTCCAGATCCTGGTGAAGTAGTAATGCCTGGTTTAATATTTTTAAAGAATGTTATACCAACTCCTTTAGCGGTGAGATAATTACTACCACCTCTAACTTGATCCAACACTTCTTCATCAGTTATATTAACAATCGCACCTGGTTCCAATCCTGGAAGTAAATCACTAGCCTTTTGTTGTTCTATACCCATCATAGTTTGCATATCCCCAATAAAATCATTCATATTATTGATAATTTTATTATTAGCATCATCAATAATTTTTTTATTTGCATAGATTATTTTAGCAGCAACATCTTCAGCATAGCAAATGGGAACAGTTGGTTTTGTCAATACATCAACAGAAGAATTGATTGTTAAATCAGCAATACCATCACTATTAGCATTTGATACAATCTGTTCCGAAAACTCTGAAACCGATGGTGGAATTAAAACAGCTTGTCTAACTACAGGAGGTAAAGATGTGTCTGGTGTTGAAGTAACTAGACCTCTCTTTGCTTCTTTATATTTTATTTTACCCTCTTCAGGTCCAAACTGTGCGATCCATTCTGGTAGTGGAGGAATCTGTTGAGGTGGAGGTGGAGGTGGCAACAATACTTCCTGTGGTGGCATTGGTATATCTCCTTGTGCTTCACTAGCAGGACTAATCCAAGGATCTTCTTTGGTTCCATTACCACTAATTACTCCTGGTGGTGGTGTCTTTCCTGTGGATCTTCTAATTGGGAAAGCAACATTACTTTTAACTGAATCAAGAACACCTATAGCCTCATTAGCAAGATCACTAATCTTAGGTAAAGGAATATTAATATCTAACATATCCATACCAAGTGCTCTTTCCTTCGCCTTATCTAATATATTATTAACATTCAATGATTCCTTTAATATAGGGCCAATTGTCTCACTTAGATTGTTACCAATATCAAGATACATTGAATGAGTTGTTTGTCCAGTCAATTCTTTCATATCAGCAAACATAAATCTCATACTCGATGGCATTGCAGATACAGCACTAGATAATTCTTTATTAGTTGTTTTATTCACAAACTCCATCATCTTATCAGTAACAACCTTCATATATTTCGACATCTCTTGAGAAGCACCCTCTATTTCTTTTTCTAAATCAGCCATAGGATTCTTCAAAGAAACCATATCAATATATCCACCACCCTGAACTGCTTTTTGATACTTGTCAATTTTATTAGTAATATTATCAATGACAGTTTGCATAGCTTTCATTGAAGATCCAACTGGATCATCAGGTTTAGCAACAACTATTTTTTCTCTATACTTATCTTCTCTCTGTACCTGACCAGCATTTAATCTATGAGGAGCATCAGCACTCTCACAAGTAGCACCTGGTTCTGGTTTCTTTATAGGAGAATTTGCTCTCTTTACCCTATTTCTTAATTCTTGATGTACTTTACTCTTAACAAAAACTTCTTTTGCTTCACCAAGTAAACCTAATAGATCCGCTTGAGATTGTGCATTAGTAATATCTTTTAACTGTTCTGCAGTAGCGGCTAAATCTTTCTTTAATCCAAACTGATTTATTAAATTTTTCTCATTACCTACAGCTTCTGCAACTTCAACATCTTTTTCTTCAGATGCTGTCTTTGGTCTTGATGTTACTTGATCATACTTTGGAACAACTTCTTTAGTCCTATATGTTTTTGGTACTTTTCCTTCTGCATATCCACTGGTAGGTGCAAAATTAGAATCTGTTTCACCTATCTTCTGTTTTAATTTTGTAGTCGCATTATGACCTAAGACACCTGTAATAATAGGTACTTGCTGTTCAGGCCCATCTTGGAAATAACCATATACAAACATCCCCTGACGGAGATTAGGAGTCATATATGCTCCTGCTTGCCCTCCACCACCAGTAATGGGCATCTCAACCTGAGCCCAAGGAAGTTGATCAGAACTAATACTTTCTTCTTCCTTGTCATGGATGCCCATGATTCTTACTTTATATCTTCTTCCCCATCCCTTAGTTGCACCAGGATTCTCTATTTTACCAGGACTTATGTTATCTCTCCACCCAGAATCATCGGCAATTTGCCCTTGCCATCTGGACGAATTACCATAAACTTCTGGATTAAATAAACCTGAATCTGCTACCATTAATCGTCGTATACCTTACACTCATCTGCATCTGGATGATTATCACAATAAATTTCTAGGTGACTATCTTCATGTCGTGTATGATAATCATTTATTTTACCTTCATTCGCATCAACTACATCATCCTTATGATACTCTTCATAATAAGCATGAGAGTTTTCTAAATCTTCTTTAGTGTATTCATGCATACCATGATTAGTATGCTCCTTACCATCTTTAGGGTCAATGTAGACCTCGTGATCTAAATCGTGCTTAATAGTCATAGTTGTTTAACCTTTTAATGGAGTGCCTTGTCTACCAAAAGAGTCTCTTACTAAATTCAGTTTTGTGTATGTTCCATCACTTGAAACATAATGACAAAGATCAGTTATAATATATAGACCACCAGTTCGCTGGTTTACTTCACCTTTACTTTTATCTGCAGCTACTGATGGTGCATCTACAAATAAAGCATCTCCTGCATGAAGTGAAAAGTCTCCTGGTATAGTAACCTTTACTTGAGAGGCATAAAATTGATTATACCTTCTTATAGACTGATTGACAATCTGTGACTGAACAAAATTTGGATCTCGTGACTTATCCAACTGCTGTTGTTCCTCACCCAATCCAGATCCTGCAGGAAGAGTTCCAGTATCATTAACATAATAAGTAACACGACTATATTCTTTATCAAAACCTTCTCTATCAAATATAGGATTTAATACAGGAAGTTCTTCACCACCAGTTGTTAAATTCTTTTCAGATCCCTCATCCTCTGGTGTTCCTCCACCAACTTTAGTAGCCTCATCCTTTACTGTTCGAGTTGTAACTTTATATTCACAAGTACATGGATCAAAGGTAATTATTTTTGTAGAATATGCACCCAATAACATCTTATCCTTTATATTAACTCTATTATCCTCTGAATATTCAAGTGCTTTCATATCATATGCTGGAGGAATACTTGCACCATCCTCATCAAAAGTATTATCAAACAATATAGCTTTCTTAATTTTATTCTTTTCTGGATCTAATAATGTATCAATAGATTTAAAATGAAATCCCTCTGATGTTTCCCAAAAGAAAAACCCTGCACTCTTTCCAAGTTTTCCATCTGGCACAGACTTCTTAGATAAAGTATTCAAAACATAAAAAGGTTTTTTATTATTACCTATAAAATTATAATTATTTGCAGTTGCCTCAATATCAATTTCTTTATCAGTATTTAAAAAATTTTTTTCTGATTTTATTATTTTTTCTATATGACCACCTTTAGTTTGACCTGTTGCTACTGCTCTCGTTTTATTTCCAGAAGTTGTACCATTAGCAATTTTACCATCAAACCTAGTATTAACTCTTATCTTTTCATTTAAAATATACTCCTTAGATACCAACTCTAAATTTACAGTATTGATTTTAGAAGTTTCTTGTATAGGTGTAACTTTATTAACAAATAGTTCTAATTCAATTTCATTTTCATTATTATCTTCAATAATAACCTTACAGGTTTCAGTTCCAACTATAGGAAGACCTTCTACTGCTGTCATTACAGTATCATCATCCTCAGATTTAATAGTATGTCCCGTGTCAGTATAATTAACTGATACTCTTACAGTATCTGCCAAAATACTTTCATAATATTGAAGGATACTAATACCTCCAGCTAAATCTACTGCACGATTCGGATCTTTATTAGAAAGCACCAATAATTCTGATATTATAGCAGGATCTGATGCCTTTGCTAAAACTGTTTTATCTCCTTTAGCCATATTATCCCTTCTCTAAAATTTCATAAGGATCATCTCCAGAAGATACTGTTGCTCCACTAGTAACTACCTGACCAGAATTATTACCTGGTAACATATTTATCTGAGTGGTAGGAGCATAGATTGTATACTCTTTCTGCCCACCATTAGTTTCATAAGATGCACTCACACCCAACAACTCTTCATCAAATTTAACTTCTTGTGTACCCATTTTGAGTGGTGACTCACTTGTTGATGGTGGTTTTAAATATTTAAGAGTTTCTGCTTCATATTTTGGATTACCAACCCAATCAGAATGTCCTTCTGATGGATCTCTTTCCTTTGCACGTTGCATATACAATGCTTCTTCAATCTGACTTCTATCACCTGACGTAAGCATATCAACCATACTAATAGTTCTTCCGTCTTTGGTTGCAAATTGAGACATATTCCTCAATTTATTTACTTTATCTCTATGATCCAGTATACGTTGAGGTATTTTATATTCTTTACCCCATCTCTTATCTTTACCACCACTTATAGGATTAAATTGTAAAATACCAGCACCCCTCTTATCAAAATCAGTAAGACCCATTGTTGCCCAATCAGCAACGCCACCCATTACTCTTTTAATTCCAAAACCTTTTGGACTTCCTTTGGGATTCTTCTTATCAAAATCAAACATACCACCTGTCACAAAATCAGCAGCACCTCCAATAACACCTTTGATTCCTCTTTTCTGAATGCTACTACCAATAGCAGCACCTGCAACAACACCAAGAGGACCAAGAGCAGAACCTAATGCACCACCAATAATAGCACCTTTATTTTTATGAAATGTTCCACCGATGCGATCTGATACAGGATCCTTGACATTAGATCTGAAGGTTCCATCAGTAGTCTTGGGGGTTGGGGCTACAGCAGGGGTGACATCTTTCTTCTCTGTTACTGATTTACCATCCTTGGTATAACCCATCGCATCAGTTCCTTTCTTCCCAAACAAACTACCAAATGAACCCTTCTCTTTAGCAAGCATTCCCAAAGACAATGTATTTACTATTTCTCTAAAACTTTCTCGGATTCTTGCATCAAATTTAGCAAGATTTTCCTGTTGCTTTTTCTTATCTTCTTTACTTAAGAAAGGATATCTTATTAACTCTATGATATATCTAAATGGTGCTCCAACAATATCTAATATAGTACCCAGAATTTGTATCTGGAAATTACTAAATTTCTGTCCTAAATGTGCAGCACCCCAGAAATATTTCATGGGGTTCCACCAACCCTTATCTTTAAACCTTTTATAACTATCCGCTTCTTGCTTTCGAGCTTCCCTCAACATTTGGAAGATACCCTCACCCAATCCAGAAGCAAGAAGACCAGCACCAGCTACAATACCAGCAGCTGCACCTGCTCCTATACCTGCTGCTGTTGATGCAGTACCACCTGCTGCTCCACCTGCTGTTGCTGTAGTGCTTGCTGCTGTTTTAGTAAGTCCTGATGCTACTGCTTTCTTTCCAAAGAATTTTCCAAGTCCTTTCTTTCCAAGTAAATCCCCTACTCCAAATCCACTATCACCACTTAGTGCATCCTTAATCATTAAAGCACCAAGTATTAACATACTATCAATAACAAAACCAAATGTCTTGGCAAATTTTTCAAAATTCTCAGCAAATTTTTCCCCACCAAGATTCTTTATGAATCCAATGGTTGCCTCTGAAGCTTTAACTCCAAAATCTACAAAACTTATAAACCCATTCAAAAATTTACCACCAATATCAATAATGAAGTTAACCATCTTACCTAAGTTAATTACCACAGGAATTAAACTAGGTAATAATGGTATCAATTTAATTGCAATGAATCCAAATATCCATCCACTAATAAATTTTTTAATACTATCTAAAAAACTTAAACCAGGAATTTTCTTTGGAACTAATTTCTTCCATTCCTTCTTAGGTTCTTCTAACTTTTCTTCCTTCTTTTTTCTTTTAAAATTTTGATTTTGTTTTTGAGCCTTTTCAATCTCTTTTATTGATCTTTCCTTTCTTTTTTCAAGAAATTTATCAATATTAATAACAGATTTTTTTATCTGAATGAGTTTACCTTTAACAGGTTTCCCATTAATCTTTGCAGAACCTGGAAGTGCTTTTAATATTGCCATCTTATCTTGATATTCCTAGTTGCTTCATTTTTCTTTGCGACCCATAACCAACATCAAACTTAGGAATAGACTTACCGCCATCAGGATTTGATGAATTAGGAGCAGTATTGAATTGTTTATTTTCTGGAATCACAGTAATCTTTGGCCCCGACAATGAGGGTTGACCTACTGGTGTTTTAATATCTTGCTTAGAAGCTATCTTTATCAAAAGACTATCAAGACCTTCAGCAGGAATTTTTATTTCCTTTATCTTAGGTTCTTTAGCCATTACTTTATCAGCACTAGGTTTAGAACCACCAAACAAACCACCAATTGCATTAGCAGTCTTTCTTATGAGTCCACCACCACTCCTATTGTCAAAGTCAAATAGATTACCTGTCAACATATCAGCAAGACCACCCATAGGACGGGCAAGAGCACCTGCAGTCTTTCTTATGAGTCCACCACCACTTCGTTTATCGAAGTCAAATAGATTGCCTGTAAGATGATCAGCAGCACCACCAATCATACGTTTCAATCCAAATCCACCACTTCTTGGTTTTTTAGGTGTTACTGTAGGTGTGGTAGTCGATTTCTGACTTGATATTATTTTTTTCTGGATTGCAGCTATTTCTGCTGAGATCTCATTCCATCTCTTCCTATCCTTTCTTGATAGTTTACCATCAGAACCTCTATTATTTGAAAGTTGATCTCTCTCATTTCTTAACTTTTGAATTTGTGCCAATAGTCGGTTATCAAAAGAAGCCGCCATAGCATTTGCTTCTTCTTGCGTATATACTCTTCCTCCATTATTAAGATGCTGAACTAAACCACCACCCTTCATTTTAGCACTAGCAGATATATCAGCACCTAAATTATCCAGTTCAACCTGATCCTTAAGATCTAATAATGCTTTTGCATGTGGGTTTTCTGCAAAAAACTTATCCCTATCTTCCTGTGTTATTAAACTCATTCCTCCAGAAAAAGTGGTTTTACCATCGACTGTTTTTGATTTTGTTGTGGTCTTGAAACCCTTATCAAAATCTATATTAGTATTTGATATTTCATTTGTTCTTGGACCTGGACCCCTCATCTTTGTAAGTTCCACATTTGGAGCATAAGTTAGATTAGTTAAAGGAGGTAATCCCTGAAATGCTCTTTCTTCATTAACATACTTAAGCATATATGCTTCTTGTTGTTGCCTCTCTTTTGGATCAGTTACAACACCTGTGTTAGAAGTAGGAGCATAAGGCCTACCACCACCAGGAAACCCTTTGCGTTTCTTATCTGGCATCAAGACAGGGACATTTGTTCCACCAGCAGCTGCATTCATTGCCTCCATTGTATCAATACCATACTGCTGTACAGCACCCTTAGACATAACAAACTCACCAGGAGTTAGCATAGCAGGAACAGTATCCTTATCACCTTGTCCACGAACCTTTCCACCCTTATTAAACTTCTGTGGTTCTTCTTCACCACCACCTAACATCTTATTCATGCCAGCATACATACCAACTGTACCTACAGCAGTGAGAGCAGTTCCTAAAATTTTTCCTTTTTTACCACCAAAAAATTTAGCAATTCCTGATGCTCCCTTAATCTTCTTTGCCCATGCAAGCTTAGCAAGAAGTGCAATTAATTTAATTGTACCTTTTATTGCTACTTTGGTTATGAATTGTACAAATCTACCTAAACCTGTTCCAAAGATAAGATATAAAGATAATAATTTAGTCCAGTTATTACTAAAAAATTTAACAATACTATCAATCTTACCAGAATTAGCAGGATTACCAAACCAATCAAGTATGTTTAAAAATATTTTTCCTAAAATTAATTTCTTTATAAAACCAAATATCTGACCAAAGATATTTTGAACAGGAGCAATGATTTTATCACCTGTCTTCTTTAAAAATCCAGTTACTTTACCTAATCTACTCTCCTCATCATCTCTCTTTAAATTCTCTAAAAGTTGTTTATCATTTTTTTGTTTATCTTCATCAAGTTTTTTCTGACTTATTAATGTATCTTCTATTCTTGCAACTGTTTCTGCAATTACATTAATAGTATCAACTAACCCACCTGATGCTGCTTTCTTCTTTTGTTCTTTACTATCTTTAGCAGGCCCCAAAAGTTTTTGAGATTCATCATCAGTATCTCTACCTAAAAAACTGCCTATGTTTATTTTTGTTTTTCTTTCTTTAAACTTAGGATCTGCTTTTTTTCTATCTGCTCTTACTCTTTGTATTTCTTCTTGTAATATTGGTATCCTTTTATCACTTGCATTAGTAATGGTAAGCATGTTAGTTGCTTCCATCAATGCACGTAAATAATCCACATCATTATCAATATCCATCAAATCAATATCAAGATCTGATAGTATCTTTAAAATTGGAGGACTACTAACGGCCATTTAAGATTGTTGTTGCTTTTGCTTTCTTTCTTCCTCTTCAAGATGTTGTTGAAGAAGTATCACATAAATGTCTCGCTCCCACGGCATCATATTTTCAATTTCAGTCAAACTATATTTATGATATTGCATTAACGAAAAATTGAGTTTGAAGTAACCCTCAAGACTCAAATGCACTAGAGCTAAGCGAAAAAAGATGCTAACCCTTCAAGAACCACATCACTTTCTTTTTCAGTATTAGGATTTTTAACCTTAATAGTATGAGATAATTTGGGCATGGTTTCAAAGAAATTTTCAATCTCTTTAAACTGAGATGAATTCATTGACTCAAGAAATTCAGTCAACTCTTTCTTAGTACAATCAGATGCTGTCCATACCTCTTCTTCAGTATAGATCTTATCAATACATGTACCAATCAATTCAAATGATTGATCCATTTGATTTCCTTCAGTAAAATCAAAATTATTTTTAATAAATTGATCTAAGGAAGGATACTTCAATTCCATCATAATATTATCATCAAGTTTTATCTGATTGGTATGACCATCAGTGCGTTGAATTTTAATATTATCAATAGGAATATTCTTTTTAACCTCAGTAACACCATCATCAGGACATATTAAATTAACTTCAATAGTTTCACCTACAGACTTACCACGAATGTTCAAAAACAAATACTCTATATCAAAAGTAGGTAATGTCTCAACCTTAATACCCTTTGTCAAAACACAACTTTTAATTACTGCTCTAATAGCATTAGTAATTTCTTTTGTATCTTCACTTTCAAGAGCTATCAACAATACCTTTTCTTCTTTAACTAAAAAAGGTCTATATCTAACTTTCTTTTGGGTAGAAGGTAGTTCCAACTCATATGTCGGAGTCGCAATCTTTGGTAAAGGCATAATATGCTTATAACAAGTTCAGTGTATTTATTTATAGGGGTTATTTAATGTTTGGCATGAACTTAGGATCCATAACTTTCTCAGCATTGCTTTTATTATTTTTAATTACAGTTTTTATTTGACCATATGGTGTACTAGGATCTTCCCTTGAACCAGTTTCGCCATGTATTGCTTTTCTTACTTCAGATTTACTCAATGTAGTGTTTGGACTTTTTGGATCAGTATCAGGAACACTAGCAATTGGTTGAGCAGTAAATACTCCTTTCCTACTTGTAGAAAATGTATTATGCTGTATATACCTAATATAAGAATAAGTAACTGTACATTTTAGAACATCTGCTTCTCCAAATGTAACTGGCATACTATTAATAGCCGTAGGATAAGATCTAATAAACTCATATGATAATTCCTGAGCTACCTCATGACCAGGTGTAGGAGAAATAAACTGTCCACCTTTCTCAAACTTTTTAATTATCAACCCATCTAACATATACTCATCAGGGTAAGATAATCTATAAAAATAATTTTGATTTTTTAATTTCTCTAATGAATCCGAATTACTAGGATCTTCTCCTGCGACATATGATATATAACTTTCAAAAAATCTTATAGGATAATAAGCATTCTCTCCTGAATTAACATAAAAAGTTAACTGTAACTCCTGATCATATACTTTTCTATGTGGCATCTTCTCTGTGACACCAGTGTAATCATTATCTACATTAAAGGTTATTAAATTATTTCCTGGTAATACTGCTTCCGTACATAATAATGTCAAATAATTATAAGGAGAATTTGATCCTGTTCTCAAATTAGATAAAAAATCTGGCACAGGAAATTGAACCTCAAAATACGGAGTTAATGAGGGTGATAATATAGTACTCTTTAAATCATCTACCGTTTTATGGGTTGGTGTTACCCCCAACTTTGCCATCTAAATAATATTTGACTTACTATGTTATTTATTATGTATGTCAGAGAGTAAAAAGAGTATTTACAAGCCAAGAAATCCAAAGAAATATAAAGGTGATGTTAACAATATCATCTGTCGTAGTTCTTGGGAAAGTAAGTTCTGTGGTTACTGTGATCTAAATGAAAATATTATACAATGGGGAAGTGAAGAATTTTATATACCATACCTTGCTCCTGATGGCAAAGTTCGTAGATACTATCCAGACTTTATCATTAAGGTAAAAGAAAACTCAGGTGAAATTAAAACCTATGTAATTGAAGTCAAACCATTTAAGCAAACTAAACCACCGAGGAAAAGAAAAAAGGTGACTCCATCATACCTTTACGAATGTAAAACATATGCTACCAATCAAGCAAAATGGCAAGCAGCTAATGAATGGTGCAAAGATAAAAGAATTGAATTTAAAATTATTACTGAAAGAGAACTTGGTGTAGCATCATGACAAACTCTTTCGGTTTCGATGGACTAGAACAACAAACAGAAGATAATCGTATTCGACAATATCTTAGTGACTTAAACAATAGAACTAATGATCCAGAAGAAATGATGCTAGAGATTATGAGTGTTCTAAATGAAACAGTTACTCCTGTCCCTGATGTAGGAAATTTCTATACCTTTGTATATAATGCAAAAACTCCTGGTGAATCATATGATCAGCATCCTTTGATTGCCTGTGTGGAATTATTCTCATGGGGATTCAGAGGACTTAACTTTCATTGGCAAAAATATAGAAATTATACATGGAATGAACTAGCAGGACAACTCTATATCGTTCAACGAAATGAACTAGATGATTTGCTTGCCATACCCTATGGAAAATACATACTTAATCCTCGCTAAATAATAAAAAAGTTTTAGAATAAATGGCATTAATAGGTCTTGGACGTACGGCTAAGCCAGAAACCCATTTTGGTAACGATGATAATAAGAATAAATTCCAACCGATAAAAAGCGGTAAAGGTCGGAATGAGAAATATTTCACGCTTGTTAATAAAAAGACTGGAGAAGTAGAAATATATAACAATGAATTTGGTAAAGATAGAAAGGTAGGAGTATATGATCCCAAAACTAAAACAACAACTATAGAATCTGGAGCAAGAGAATATGAAAAAGAAGCTTTCGGAGATCCTGAAAGTGGTGCAATGGAATCTGTGATCAAAAACTCCAAGAACATGGTTCAAAAAGAAAGTTTTAATGATGCCACTAAAGAAGCAAATGGAGTTAGTGAAGCAGATAGATTAGCTTCTAGTAAAAAAATAGCTAACGATTTATTAAATGATGGAACAACAGATATAGATCCAACTGATGGAAGCACCATGAGGGGGATGTCAAAGGAAGAACAAGATGCCTTAATGACAGTTAAAGGTAGAAAATTCTTCCCTAATCTCAGATACCCAGAGAAAATGGATGAGGAACAAGATGCTATTAAATTTACAATCAGAGATTTTAAACCAAGAGAATGGGATAAAGATCAACCAGGAGTTTTAAAAGAGAGAGATCGTAGTAATGCAGCTCTTCATAAATTTAATATGGGGTCTGTGACATTACCTATGCCAGGTGGATTAAAAGATAATAATCAACAGAGTTGGGGTAATGCAGAACTGAACCCTATCCAAGCAGTAGGAGCACAACTAGCACTAGCATCATTTAATAGTGCTGATGCAGCAGGAGGTCTTCTAAAAAACCTAGTAAATGATATAGGTTCTAGTGATATGAAAGATACTGCACAACAATTAATTGCAGGACAAATCACAGGTGCTGGTGGACAATTAATAAAAAGATCAGGTGCGTTAATTAATCCTAATGTAGAATTACTATTCAACAAACCTGAACTAAGAAATTTTCAATTTAGTTTTAATCTATCTCCACGTAATGCAAAAGAAGCACAAACTGTCAAACAAATCATAAGAACATTTAAACAAGCATCAGCTCCAAGAAGAACTGTGAAGGGTTACTTCTTAAGAACACCATTGATTTATCAAATAGAATATATCAATAATGCATATAACTTAAATAGATTTAAGGAATGTGCAATGACCAGTTTCCAAACAGACTATACACCCAATGGAAACTATTCAACATTCCGTGATGGTACAATGACTCAATACAAAATTCAAATGTCATTCACTGAACTTGATCCTATCTTTAATGATGATTACGATGTACTTGATGATGGAGAACAATTTAATGCAGGATTTGGTCCATTAGCAAACGCAACTCAGACAGATGCAGCAGGTATAGGTTACTAAAATGTCAAATTACTTTAAACGAATTCCAGATTTCGATTACGTTAGCAGATTACCTAATGCTAAAATAGGTGAGTACATGCCAGTAAAAAACCTCTTTAAAAGAGGAACATTAAGAGATGATATTTTCCAAGACCTTTCTGTCTTCACAAAGTATAAAGTCAGTGGTGATGATCGACCAGACAATGTTGCATTTGATTTCTATGATGATTCAAATTTAGATTGGTTAGTATTATTATGTAATAATATTATTAATATTCAATCAGAATGGCCTATGTCTCAACAGTCATTTGATAATTATCTTATTAACAAATATACTCAATCAGGTGACTCAGATACGGATACCTATAATAGAATTTACAATGGAGTTCATCATTATGAAACAAAACAAATTAAAAATACTGCTAACGTAGAGATATTAGCAGAGGGATTAACAGTTTCTCCAGAATATACTCTTACATATTATGATTGGTTAGTTGATGGTTATGTGACTCTAGCTAAAGGTGATGATGAACCATATAATACAACATTAATTACTCCAATAACCAATTATGAATATGAAGAAAAAATTGAAGATGATAAACGAAATATATTTTTATTAAAACCACTCTATGTTTCATTAGTCATTGATGACTTATCAGAAATGATGAAATATAAAAAAGGATCTACTGAATATATCAGTAAATCCCTTAAGAAAGCAGAAAATATTAAACTATATCAATAACTACTCTTCAGCTAGTTTCTGAAAGTACTTCAGTGCATCATCTTCATCTTCCGATGCTGGTGATGAAACTGCTGCAGCCACTGTTGCTTCTGCCTTGCGAGAATTAAAATCTGGTGCATAAGAACCACGACTGTTATCCTCATCTGCAACCTCTTCATCGAATACACGACGTGTTGGTTGCTTATGTCCTAGAACATAATCCAAACGCTTCTTCAAATCTTCATATGATTTGAACTGGTCTGGTGCAGTTACAGCAGCAAGTGAATACTGCTTCTTCCACAATGCTTCTAGTGCATCATCATCTTCAAGTAGAGGGGATACTGTATCGAACTCTGACTTGTCATAGTTCCAGTAACCATCCTTCTTAACGATCTTCAACTTGAAGTTAGCACCTTGCCAGAAGTCAAAAGGATTAATTGGAGTTTCATCCTCAAACTCTGGTTGCATTGCTTCCATTACTTTGTCAAAGATCTTCTTACCAAACTTGTAGAGGAATACTCCACCCTCGTTCTGAGGATTGGTAGGATCTTTTACGACATAGATGTTTGCATAGTAAGAAAGCTTACGCTTCTGCTTACGTACAGTATCTTTGTCTGCTTCATTACCACTGTTCCAGAGTTCACGATTGTGCTCGGAGACAGGATCTTTACCACCTGTTGTGGTTAAAGAGTTCTCAATATACCAACCACCTGGTCCTTGGAAAGCATGTGAATAAACCTTTGCCCAAGGAATATCTTCACCTTCTGGTGCTGGTAAGAAACGGATAACGGCATAACCATTACCTGCTTTGTCCAATTCTGGTTTCCATAGACGGTCATCTGCACCGCCACCAGTATTGTTCATCTTCTCCACTTCTTTAACTAGTTTAGATGTTAAAGATCCTAGAGAGGACTGTTTTTTTAGGTCTTTGAAAGACATTGATTACCTCTGATTTGTTAGATTTGGCTTGTGTTGTTTTTATTGTAGATGGTTTATTCTGGTTTGTCAAATTCTTTTTTCATAACATCAACCATCTGATTCATATTATCAAATACTATATTCATGTCAACATTTTTTGGCAACCCAAACATTTCGGTAGAATTAATAATACCTTGTTTCATCTCCTGTGCTGCAGGATCATCAGATAAACTTAATCTTGTATACAAGATTTTTTGCTTATCAATAAGTTGCTCTAAAAGATCAACATGATATTTCTTATCCTCCATTGACATAGTAGGAAACTTGAAAGCATTACCATAGACCTCCTGTTGGAGTTCTCCAATATGTGCCAGTTCAGCTCTTACTAATTCGGAATCAAAGAAACTCATTCTTCCTCGTCAGAAACAACTTCTGTTTCAGTAGTTTCACTTTCAACTTTACTTTCTTCAATCTGTTCTAGAACATCAATTGCTCCAAGAACTTTTTGATAAGTACCACGAAGTGTTTCAAGATTTGTTTCTATCTGAACTTTTTGTTCTTTTAGATTCTTTAATACTTCTGCATTTTCAAGTGCCATTAATAATAACCTCCTTCAGAATTTTTTTGTAACGGGATCTATCTATATTTAGGAAGGGAGAATACTTTTTTATTTTACGACTGACGGTTTCCCACACAGGGTCATTCAATCGTTTATCAAAATCCTTCCTATACTCAAGTATTCTATCACATATTACCATAGTTTCAAGTGATGTATTACCACCAAGATAACTCTTTAATATTTGTGGATGTCCTTTAGAACAATCAAATACATCATCAACCTTCTGATTATCAAAGAGTTCATTTGCTTCTTCTTTAAAAGTATATGTTAATGACTGTACCTTTTTCTTCCAGTCCACATATCGTGCTTCTCCATTCTTTATCATATCACCAATCCACATTGTACTAGGATCAGTGCTACTAATAAAATTAGATACAAAAAACTCTTCTACCTCTTTATCATTCTTCTTTCTTGCAAACTTTTCAAACCAGAACCTATCCTTCCTTTTATAAAAGGCTTGAACTGTTGCTCTAGTTTTACCAGCATACTTATGATAATCATACTTATCTTTAGTAAAGTGGTTCTTTAACGAGAGATAACAACGATATGCATCAAAAGGCATCAT